GCAGATTACTGCAGGCAACCAGCCTCAGATTTACAACGGCACGTCGGTGATTACCAATCCTGACAACAGTTTGCCTGTTTTGGATTGCACCGTGGCTACTGGTGCAGGTTTTTCTAGTGTTCCAATTTCTATAAATGGCACCATGACGTACAGCATGGTGAGCTTTTTTGACGCATCAGAAGGTGGAGGCTATACCAGTAATGGCAGCTTTAAAGTAGGCATTAGTAACAGTACTGGAAATGTAACGTTAGTGGGCGGTGGCAATACGGCAGTTACAGACAGTAATTTAATAAATGACGGTTCGGTACATCACATGGTCAGGACCACAAGTAGTGCAGGAACGCTAGTAGTAAATACCGCCAATGTTCAAAGTTCAAGTAATACCGCTTCAGGCACGTCATCCTGGTCAATTAATAATTATTTAGGCAACCGTAGGACTACTGATAATGTCGCCCATGAGCTGCAAGAATTTATCGTTTGGCCTTCTGACCAGTTGATTACGAATCAAAGCGGAATAGAGACCAACATCAACGATTACTTTGAAATCATCGTTAACGATGAAGCGGCTACGAGCGGGTTCTTATTTGACTACCCCAACGCCGCAGTTGCATACAGCGTTCGTCAGTTGAACAACAACGCGACGTACTCCATGCGTGTGGAGAGGTCTGATGGTCGCACTCTGAACATAGGTTTTGACGGTAACGGTGACCTCGACACCCAAGCCATCATTGATTTTGCGGGTGCGAGCGTGGCTACGGTGAGGCGGTGGTTTGACCAAACAGGCAACCAAAACCACGCGAGGTTGTCTCAAAACCCTGTAATCATTTATGACGGCACGAGTATTATTTCTCGTTCTGGCATACCCGCTGTTCAAAACGGAACTAATGTGGGGTACATGCAATTCTCCAATATTGGTATCCCGTCGTCGGGTGGTTACACCACTTTTGCCGCTAAGGGCGCTCAAAGCAACTGGGGCGGTGTTATTACAGGTGGCTGGTATCCGAGAAGTTCAACTCAGGGGTGGATTGTTTCTGGAAACACTACTATCGATAACTTCTCTAATTCGGGGTTGTTTGATGAAATGGTGATGACCTCAAGGAAGGACGGTAACGACTACGATATGTGGAGGAATACTACGTCTTTGTATAGTAATACTTTAGGTACCGCTTATGTGGGTGGTCCTTTTGTAGACTTGTTCCGTGGTGAGGCGGGCGACCCCAACAGCATTGTTGATGATGGCCTGTTGCACGAAGCCATTTTCTACGATTCTGCTTTGCCTGACGCCACTGTGACAAACATTCAAAACAACCTGATAACTCAATATTCGTTATGAGCATCGTCTACCTCCCCGTCGAGCCTATAGAAGGCTACACAAGATACTAATTTATACCGTTTAAACCATGAGAGTAAAAAAATACGATAAAGGCGGTAAGAGTCGAGTAAACGAAGCTGGTAACTATACCAAGCCAAGTTTGCGTAAAAGAATATTTAACAGGATTAAAGCTGGCAGTAAAGGAGGAAATGCTGGACAGTGGTCAGCTAGAAAAGCACAGCTCCTAGCTTCTGAATACAAGAAAGCTGGAGGCGGATACACAAACTAATGGGACTAGCTAAATCACAGAAAAGCCTAAAGAAGTGGACGGCACAAAAGTGGCGGACCTCTAGCGGTAAGAAGTCTGAGGGCAAAAGAAGGTATTTGCCTGACGCTGCGTGGCGATCACTATCATCTGAGGAGAAGGCTGCAACGAATCGAGCCAAGGCTGAGGGGAACAAAAAAGGAAAGCAATTTGTCAAGCAACCGAGACGTATTGCTAATAAAGTAAAACGTTTTAGATAATGTTTTATATTTGCATAAACAATTACAAAAAAAATGGCTACAACAACCGCAACCCTTACGCTGAACAGTGCTGACCTCACTGGAGATGCATTGTCACTTTCGACTACAGCCACTCTGACGCAAGCAGGTAACACTACAGGCTTGGATCAGACGACTGGCGTGGCTCGAAGAACTTACGCAACAGCTCAAACAGCCGCCTCTCTTCTGGCTGCAGCAGACTACACCGACGACCTTGCTCACAAGGTGTACATTAAAAACATCAGCACCAATGCTGCTGAGTTCATTACCATTGAGTTCGATGGTCCAACCGATGTGCTTAACATGGGTCGTCTCTATGCTGGAGACTGGGCTTTCTTTCCTTGGGACGGAACTACTGACATTGATATTGACACTAGTGCTGCTAACATGACTGTTGAGTTTGCAGTAATTTATCAAGCATAATGCACCCTAGTAGCTCTTTTCCAGGAAATATTGCAATCCTTGACGGTAGTAACGCATTTACCGATCAAGTAGTTTTTGCTGTATATAATCCCACGGCAGCTGCTATTGACGCGACTGTAATAGGCTCTTGCCTTGCACATGACGGTGCAGAATATGCGGAAACTTCCGCAGCTCAAACGATTCCCGTTCAGCCAGGAGCTACCTTTTACGGAAGGTACACTTCTGTAAATGCAAGTGCGGCTGGACTTATTTGCTACTTCTAATATCAACAAATTAAATAAAATGGAAGAGAATACAAACACTACGCCTGAGCAGTCAGCTCCAGATCAAGAATCACAACCGATTCAGTTCTTTGATAATGTACAAGATCTTGCTACTTCTATGGAGTCAGCTCCAGAGACCAGCATTTCTGAAGCTGCGGAACAACCGATGGCGAACGAAGAACCGACTCAACAAGATGACGTTCAGAGTGTACAGGAAGATTATCAACCTGTACAAAACAATGAGGTACCTCAAGAACAAACTATTGAGAGACCTCAGTATACAGAAAAAGACGTAGAAGGTGCTGTGCTGAACTATATGAGCGAAAAGCTCGGTGTTCAAATCAATAGCTTCGAAGACTTTATAGATGATGGCGAGGATGAAGGTGTATACCAGATGGATGAGCGGATTGAAGCTATTGCTCGGTTCGTTGAAGAAACTGGTAGAACGCCTCAGGACTGGTTTGCATATCAGTCGTTGAATCCGTCCGAAATGGACGACGTAACGGCGGTTCGTGTAAGCATGGCTTCTGAATATCCTGGCTTGAATGTAGACGAGCTTAATACGCTCATCTCAAGTAAGTACAATATGGACCCAGACTCAGCTTCTGAGGAACAGGTTCGTCTTGCACAGATCCAGCTAAAAGCTGATGCCACTAGAGCTCGTGCGGCTATTGAAGATATCCGAAATGGATATGCAGCCCCAGAGGTCCAGAATCAGGACTTTAGTGACGATCGTTATGTAATTGATGACAACTGGGTAAGTCAAATGTCCCAGGAAGTCGGTTCACTTACTGGTTTGGAGTTTGACTTGCCTAATGGTAAAACATTTACTTATGGTATTGATGACAATTATCGAAACCAACTCGTTAATCGGAATGCCCGTATTGACGAATTTTTTGACTCGTATGTTGACAACAGTGGTAACTGGGACTACGACACTTTGGCTTCTCACATTACTGTGATAGACAAGATCGACGAAATTGTCGGATCTGTATATCGCCAGGGTTTGAGTGATGGTCAGAAGGGGGTAGTTCAGAATGCTGCTAACGTTAAGTCGGGTCAAGCTCCGCAACAGTCGGAGCAAAAAGAAAGCCCACTCTCGGCGCAACTAAAACAAATTGTTGGGGGAGGGTCTAACAACCTTATGACTTTTAACATCTAAATTCTTAAACAATGGCAACTATTGGTTTGGGGGCAAATGCAGCAACTGCTGCAGCTGGTTTTACTACCACCCCCGATAAATACACAACTATAGACGAGCTTCTCGCCTATAACAAGCCCGACAATCGGGAACTCTTGATTAAAACCTACGGTGATCAGGGTATCACGGGGTTTCTTAAACTGACTGGCGCTATCAAAAACGGCGGTCAAGCTGACTTGATTCAGTACTGGGAGGAGCAGCGGAGACACAGAAAGGTACTTCCTGGAACCTCTACTGGTGGATCTGGTGTAGAGACCCTCGGAACACCTATCGTTAACACTTCTGCCGACTTCTTGGAGTTGAATACGGTGGTGATGAACGCTGATGACGGTTTGGTATACATCGTTACTGGTCTTGACGGAAGCGGAAGCACCCAGGTCTTGACTCGTTTGGACGGAGTTCTTACTTCTGCCAACTTCACTGCTACTACTGAGCTCATCATTTTGGGTAACATGTACGATCAGGGCTCTGATCAGCCTAGCACGTTCATGAAGACTGAGCCGACTAAGCGTCTGAACAGCTACATGATCATTAAGGACCGCTACGAGGTTAACGGTTCTCAGGCTACGAACATTGGCTGGGTGAATGTCGGTGGTGACTACCGCTGGTATGTACACGGCGAGCAGGAGACTCGTCGCCGCTTCGAGGATCGTCGTGAGATGATGATGCTCTTTGCTGAGCGCACTGCTGCTGCTGGTGCTGCTGTTCCTTCATACGGTGGTGGTTCTGAGGGTTACTTCTCTGCTGTGAACGATCGCGGTATTATCGTTAGCAACGCTTCTGCCAACCCGTTGGATAGCTTCGCTGAGTTTGACTCCATCATTCTGGAGCTGGACAAGCAAGGTGCTCCTAGCGAGTACGCTATGTATGTCAACAGAAACCAGTCTCTGGCTATCGACGACATGCTTGCTGCTGGTATCGCTACGAACGTAACCGCTGGTCTCGCTGGTCAGTTTGGTGCTTTCAACAACGATACCGACATGGCTGTACAGCTTGGCTTCAAGAGCTTCACTCGCGGTGGATACACCTTCCACAAGCACGATTGGAAGCTGATGAACGACCCACAGCTTCTTGGCGCTTCTACCTCTTACGTTGGTGCTATGGTTCCCATGACGCAGGTTACTGACCCTGTTAGTGGTGCTAAGGCTCCCGCACTGGAGATGAACTACAAGGAGTCTAACGGTTACAGCCGTGAGCTTGAGCACTGGGTGCGTGGTGGTGGTGTCCTCGGACACAACGAGTTGACTGAGGACATCTTGGAGATGAACTACCGCTCCGAGATCGCTCTCGTTACTCGCGCTGCCAACCAGCACGTCATTATCAAGGGCTAATAACTAGGTTTGCGAGGGGAGGCGCTTTGTCTCCCCTCAATAACCACAAAACAAAAAATCATGGGATACAACTCAGTTCTTATTCCTGACGGGGCTAAAAAAGCCATTACTACGAGCACCAGCACGGCACCTCTGGATCCTGATGGGGCTCTCGTGATTGAGCTTACTGGAAGCGGAGGGGCAGATCTTGCTTCTTTGCCAGCCCCCACTAAGTACACCACCAAGGCTACTGAAACACCTGCTGACACGACTCCTTACACGGAGCTTACTACGTATGTTTACCCAGATGTTATTATTGGTCAGCTGCTGGTGGTTATGGTTGATACTATTTCGGCTGGGTCTATTACGATTTCATCTACTAATGAAACTGGAACGGCTGTTACCTACACTTTTAATGCTGCTGGAGATACTCTCCTTTTGGAGGCTCAAGCATCTGGATACAAGGTCCTTTTTAATAACTCTGTAACTGTAGCATAATGAAATTTTTATACGGAGATGGGGTATACACCCCAGTAGACATGATTGTTGGAGTAAATTGCAATACTTCAGCTAAGGTTATCATAAGATGCATAAATCAACTCAAAGACTCTGGAGGGGCTACCAGTGGGCTAAATCATAGCCAGTATGAGGTCTCAGTTCCTTCGGGTAAGGAGGTAGAGTTTGGTAAACGACTCGTAGAGGAAATCAATTTTGGAAAACTAGACGCTATTGACCTTATCAATACAAACAAGATTTCTTCTTCTGTTACGTTTACTGAGACGCCAACGTAAGAATGAAAAAATTCTTTCTGTTTAGGAGGGAGCAGATTACGCTACTATCTACAACGTCATCTAACGACGGTGTGGGTCTTAGCGTAATCGCCCTTCCAGCAGATAAGATATCTTTCATAACGGCTACACTGGGTAAGGTTCATTTTAACTTTGATGATGCCAGTGTATACGACTATGTAAACATCCCTGAGTCGGATGTAATTGATAAGACTCACGTAGTAGTTTCTTGTAAAGAAGGGAAAGAGATAGAGCTCATGGAGTCCGCTATGAATTTCCTGTCTGCGGAAGACAAGAGAAACATCCTTCGTTTTGATTCGGTCAATAAACAGGCCACTCTAAAGGACGCAAAAGTTGAAGGATTTGAGGATATAGTTTCTATTGTAAACTCTACTCCTATAAACATAATAACTCAGGAGGAAGATCCAACCTCTAGTATTATAGCGGATATAGACTTCATGTCTCCTCAAAACCTTCCTGACATAGATTACAACGAGAATGGTCTTCCTGGTACGACTGGACAACATATAAGTTCCTGGGACAACGATACTGACGCACTGGGTGGATCTGATTATAATATGACAGACCAAGGAGGTAGTAATACACTTTCTGAAAGCAGTGGGGCTACTTCTTATGTATCAACTATGTCTGCGAACATTCAGGCTGGCAACTACTTCGATCTGGCTAATGCATACGAATCAGCAAATAGCTATACTATTTATGCAGGGTTTGGATTTCCTAGCTACACAAATATGTATGAGCTATTTGGTAATGCGACAGGAAGCGCAAAAGGGTTTTCTAACGGCAAGAGTAGCGTCTTCTCTATGATTCACGAATCTATAACTGGCCTCCCTGCTTCTGTTAGAACAGACAACACAGAAGACTTTACATCAAAATACACATTTCCAGACAGAGGTCTTGAGATAAACTCTAGAGAGTATCAGTCGTTCTACTCTTTTGTTATAAGGAGAGATAAAGATTACAACTTATATTTGTATAACTTTAGAGGGGACGTTGTTGGTTTAATACCAGCAAAAACAAGTGGGACTTCTGGAAGAACCGATGGGGCTTTAAATATAAAAACCATTGGTGGGGTAAATTCAGAATACCTATTCAAGGGGTTCCTGTGCAGGTTTGGAGTTATATCTAGAGACGTTGGTCACAATGTAGCTAGAGGTATAGCTAAAGATCTGTACAAAAAGTACGCATACAATTATTCAACTTTTAATTAAATAAATTATGACTCAACAAACAAAACGGGCTCCTGGTCGCCCCAAGTCTACCAGAAAATCTGCAGCATCTACGGATAGCAATGCAGAACAAAAAAAGACTTTTAAAAGAAAAGTAGATGCACCCACTCATAAGGTGTATCAAACCATATCTGGTGGTGGTATTGTATACATGCTTCAGACGAAAGGTATCTCTATATACGATGAAGATACCGAAACAATAAGAGAGCTTAGATATTGTCCTTCAGAAAACAGCGTATGGTCTGACGAACAACACGAGAACGCAGTAAGAAAACCGATTCTGTTCAGAGACGGGAGTCTTTTGGTTCGTAAAGACCAACCAAACCTTATGGAGTATCTCGATCGTCATCCTCAAAATTTAGCGAATGGAGGTAGTACGTTTAAGGTTCTTGATAAGAACGCTGACGCAGAGGTAGAAATAGAAAAAGAGTTTAAGACAGCTGAAGCCGTTAGTATGGTTAGAGATAAGGACATCAATGACTTGCTCCCTGTGGCTGTATTCTTTGGTGTATCTACTAACGCTGCCTCTTCTGAGATTAGACACAACTTGTTGCGGATAGCTAAAAACAACCCATCAAAATTCATATCCGCTTTTGATGACCCTACGGTGAAAGTAAAATCTATGATTCACCAAGCCAAAGAATATAACATCATTAAGCTTGGGTCGGATGGGGCGTACTGGTTTGACAGCAATACCATGATTATTGCTAACCCAGCTGGCGCGGACTGCGCAGACACCTTGACTAGATTTTGTTTGACTGAAAAAGGTGCAGCCACCCTTGGGACTATTGAAGAACAAGTAGATAAACTATGATAGGGGACAATCTGTTTTGGATGATCTTGTTAATGATTATCCTAAAACTACTAGGACTGGGGTAAGATTGAGGGGCAAAACGCCCCTCTTTCTTTTTGTATATTTGTGATATGATTAGTGTTATAGAAATATTTAATGTTGTTAGAGATATTGCTAACAAAGAACAGAGAGGCTTTGTTACGCCTGAAGTATTTAACACTTTTGCTGACATAGCTCAAAAGAACATCTTTAACGAAATGTTCAATGAACTTGCTATATCTCAACAGATTAGAGGAAGGTCTGTTGATCCTGGCAGATATAAGTCCATTAAAAAGAATGTAATGGAGGACTTGTCAAGATACATTGATGAGGTCAACATAGGTATCGGTGCTGTGCTACCCAAACCTGAGTTTCTAGCTAGAATCATTTCCGCTACAACACAAAGCGGTATACCTGTAGAGGTTATTTATGATACTGAAAAGGTCAGTAGGATGCTAAACAGCAGGCTCTCTGCCCCTACAGTTAATTTTCCTGTATGTGCCATTCAAGAAAACATACAGGTGTATCCTGTTTTGGAAGAACAAGTAACACTGAAGTTCTATAGGCAGCCAACGTCTATGCTAAACAATGTTGTGGACAATGCATCTTTGCCAACATATTCTGTAACCATATCTGACGCTAACCCTGGAACTTACATAGTCAATCCTATTGATATCAGAGACTTCGATCTCCCTAATCACTACAAAAACGAGATAACAACAGAGATACTAAAGCTGATGGGTGTAAGGCTTAGGGATTCTGATTTGTATAACTATGCTCAGGCTGAAGACCAACAAGAATGACATACACTCCGCTAAGACAGATAATAGACGATTTTATACTCACTCTAGACACAGATGACTTTGCTAGTGGGGCGTCAGACGTAGCTATTAGAAACTTCGCTCTGAGAGGAATAAGGGAGATTGGGTTTGACGTAGTCCCCAAAATAAAATCTATGAAGCTCCCTGTTGTTACACCAGATGAGGTGGCTCTTCCAGACGACTTTGTTGACGTTATAAAGATGGGTGTTGTTCACTCTGACGGACTAGTATACGTGTTCGGTCAGAACGAAAACATAAATATGTCTAGGGTTTACGCAACCCCTCCCCCTCGCTCTCAGGCGGTTTCTGACCTTGGGCCTCTTAATATCCCTGAGAACCTTATTGATGATCGGGCTGACGATAAGACTGCTACCACTGGGTTTTCTGGACCTACGTCTATGACAAACCTAGACTCTTACATCTTCAGAAACTATCTGTATGAGAATTCTTACGGTAGGCTATATGGGGTCGGGGGTGGAAAGCTCTACGGTGAATACAGAGTAAACCTTGATAGATGGAGAATTGAAGTAGCTTCAAATACTGAATTCTCAGAGGTGGTGCTGGAGTATATATCTGACGAGGCTAGAAACACCGACCCTATGGTTCATGTGTATGCTGAAGAAGCTCTTAGGTGCTACATGTACTACAAGCTTTGTGAGAGAAAGTCTACCGTGCCTGCTGGAGAGAAGGCCAGAGCCAGGGCTGAGTTTTACAACGAAAGAAGGAAGGCTAAAGCTAGGATGAACACATTCACTAAGGAGGAGGCCATGAAGGTTATTAGAAAGAACTACAAGCAAGCTCCTAAATTCTAATGATTGATAAGAGACTTCCAAGATCTTTGAATAACTCTGCGGATTCCAGAATCCGTGGGGTTGACGAAATGACTGACGCCCTGAACATCCTAGTTACTGGGGAGTCTGGTGCTGGGGCAGATGGAGGGATCACTGGAGATTCTGGTGTAGTAAAGCCTGTAAATGGGAATATAGTCGCCCCCAACGTTGAGGACCTGTTTAATCCTAACTATGAAAAGGTAGTTATAGGGTCTGTAGAGGACAGTAAGTACGGGTATGTGTACTTCTTCTTGTTTTCTGAGCTTGCTTCAGAGATGGGGGTGTATAGAACTACTCCTGGGCTCAATGTAGAGCGTGTATACTCTTCTGCATATTTTAACTTTCAATCAGATGGGTTTGTCAAGGCAGACATAACTCATCTCAACTCTCAGAACGTAGACGAGCCTGAGCGGACAATACTGTACTTTACAGACAATGTCAATGAACCCAGAAAGCTAGATGTAAACAGGGTTATGGCTGCAGGATTTGGTGCGGGATATGATCAGTACGACATCGTAGACACCATATGTGCATGCCCAAGGCACCCCGCTTTACCACCTACCGCAGCGTTTAACTTCGATCCAGAGTCAGATTTTAAGAACTTTAATGACAGACCTGGATTTCAGTTTGCGTATCAAAACATTTACTACAGCGGAGAGGAGAGTGCAATAAGCACATACAGCGCTTTTGCAATACCTGCCGCTTACCTTTCTTCAGGAACCAACATAGTGCAGTCTGGAGAAGTAGAAAACAGGTGTCAAATTGTTGTCCCTAGAGACGGATACACCAGGGAGATAGAGACTATAAGGATACTTGGTAAAGAAGCTGACTCCCCCAACTGGTACATTATAGACGAAGTAGAACCAAACTATGATGGGGATACTCAGTATGACTTCTACAATGATAGAATTCTTGTTGCAGTTCCAGAATATGAAGTATCAAAGCAATTTGATAATTTGCCAAAGAGAGCACAAGCACAAACCGTATCAGAGAACAGGCTTTTTTACGGGAACTATGTAGAGGGATTTAATCCGATACAAACTAATGTTGATGTAACTGCTGTGTATCAGCAGAGAGGTCAAGATTTTGTCAATAGTTCGATTTCAATCGAGTCGGTTCTTTCTGTAGTCGGTAGAGATTCTAACTCTGGACCTAGAAACAGATCGGTATCTTTTAAGATAGGTGAGCCAAATATACCAGACCTAATGGAGGCTGGTGATACCTACAGGGTGTTGTTTAGCGTAACGCCTAGCAACAACTGGCATATTTACAACTCAAGGAATTCGTTTCATGCGTTTAATTACGACTTTGTAGAACCCCCCTCAAATGAAGTGGGGCTAGATTCTTCTGGGTTGTCTGACGACTATAGCATAACCAGAAACTCCTATGGTGAACTCTTGGGTCAGGACCTTGATTTATTCACTTTTGATGGAGAATACAATTCGTCCTGGAAAACACTTATAGGATCAGATCCTGTTTCAACCAGTGTAGGATATGGCACCTCCCCGACCACTCCTATAATAATACGAGGTGGGGCATTGACATTTGATGTACACATAAGAGCAACCCAAAACATTACATCTGCTCCGAATGCTGTAAGGTCTAATATATGTAAAGCGCTTGGGGGAGAGGATTTGGATACAGAATTTGAGTTTGTTACAGACCCTAAGATCACTTCAGATTACAACTTTGATTTAGGTATAGGCACCAACCAGCAAATATTTCCAAACACAACCCTTAGCGACCTAATATGCTGTGCGGTAGATGCCAACGACTTAGCTTCTACAAATTCAGATAGTATAGGTAAGCCCCCTATAGGGTACTTTATAGTCAATTCTGCTGATATTAATTTTAGACTTAGAAACCTATCTGGTCAGGGATACGAAGACGTGGTTTCTCTTGACTTGGCGTCTGTAAACAACGTAGACTCAGTAACAGTTATCCCTGATGTCAGTGTTGGTGATTTAGATAATACACAAGGTGGAAACCCAAATAACAACCCAATATATCAATGGCCTGGGCCAACAGATATACCAGAGATAGTTAAATGGGTTGCGGTGCGTTCTGAATCTGAATCTGATTTTATATCTTTTCTTTCAAACGCAAATCTTGTAAACGATAATATCGCAAATTCTTTAGTCTGGATATCATCTGTTGTTTCATCTAACTTCTCTCTAGATGATCCTGATGCTGCAAACAGAATAAATAAAACCCTTGGGTATTTGATATCAGGTGGCGACAAGATTATATATAGTCTTGACGAGAAAGGGTTAGATTACAATGAGCACGCATTTTCAATAATTGATGGTCAGGCTGGACCTGGCGGTCAGGATTTGAATTATGATGATACTACATACGATTACATAGGTGATTTTTCTGTAAGTGATTCTGTTTTTAGGCTTGGGAGAAATATATCTGGAGGAAAAAGAAACATTCCTCTTATGACCATTGAGACTCCATTTGGAATCAATTTAGAATTAACAACCGACCCATTGCCCTTATGGCTTACAAATGCTGCTTCCATAGTAAAAGCTTCGATAAGTCAAGTGGTGTCCTACCAAACAGTAGTAAACAACTCTTCTTTCAGCAGGTCGTTTAAAACCGACTCAATTCACTCTTTCGGTATTGTGTATTATGATCAAAGGGGTCGGGCTAGTAACGTAATGCCTATAGGGTCTGTTTACATAAACGGATTAGGAAACCGAGGCAACATAACAGAAACAGGAGCGTCTGGGGTAAATATATCATTGAACTACAACCCTCCTGAGTGGGCTTATCACTATCAAATAGTCTACACTGGTAACAACACAATATCCAACTTCATACAGTACACTTCAGCTGGTGCTTTTAGAGATTCTGAATCCAATAGGATATATGTTTCACTAAACTATCTTCAAGAGAGGAATGTGTCCTATGCAGAAGAGTTTGGGGCTAAAACTCCCTTAGGAGACGACAAGCTGTATACATATCAAGAGGGTGACAAGCTTAGGGTTATATCTGCATATAGAGATGGGGATGGATCTAGAGAGTTTTTCAATGATATAGAATTTGATATTGTAGATTTTGTCACCCTTACAAATGACGAATCAACGAACCCGCTATATGAAGAAGGTGAGAACCTAACTGACGGTAATCAGATCAAGGTGGGGGACTTTATCGTCTTGAAAAACAACCCAAATAACGTAGATTTCTCAGCAGCGGCAGTAGCAAACGGTGCGGATCTTTGGAACAATAGATGTGTAGTTGAATTGTTCTCAAGAAAAAAGAGGCAAGATGAAGAAGACATAGCCTATTTTGAAACATCTGATGTATACGATGTAGTCATAAATACTCAAGGCGTACTTGTTCATGATGTACCAAACATAACCACATACAATGGTGACGTATTCTTTAGAAGAGTACCAGTAAAAATGCCAACATATATAACTGATCAAAACTCTGATACATTCCCTAATCAGGAGATCGGCACATATGAGGATATGATAAAGTCTGGTAATTCCAATTTCAGCAGCTATTTTCTTGAGACTGAGACGTTTAATGATCTAATCAGGTTTTCAGACGTAGATAATTTTGGAAAGGTAAAAGCCATACTACCGAACGACATAGAGGTAAGAAGAACGTCTTCTATATCATTTGGAGAAGCAAACAACTATGCTTCAAGCTTGTCTAAGTTTACTTCATTCAATAAGTCAATAGGTAACTACAAGGACATACCAAATGGCTATGGGTCGATAAACTACATACAGGCTTTTAATGAGTTCCTCATATGTATACAAGAGTCAAAGATCAGTAGAATACCAGTAAATAGAAACATCATATCTGATGCTTCTACAAATCAGCAGCTTATAGCTACACTTCAGGTTCTTGGCGTACAGGCTTTCTTTAATGGGGACTATGGATGTGACGGCCACCCTGAGTCGGTTGTAGTTGACGACAACGACGTATACTTCGCTGACCGTGGAAGTGAGCAGATAATAATGTTCAATAGGTATCAAGGTGGTGTTACCCCTATTAGCGAACAAGGCATGAAAGAGTTCTTTGAGCGTCAATTTAGGGCCCTTGGCGACAATCCTAGAATCGTGGGTGGCTTTGATCCTCTCAATGGGGAGTTCATCATATCTATGTATGACCAAGATCAAATAAACGCTCAAGGATTGGCGTTTGTTTCACAACCAAATCAGCAAGTACCAGAAGATGACGGTGGTGGTGTTGGTGGTGTTTAATAACTTGTAAGCAATATGACTATATCGTTTGATCCAGAAAGCAAAAGGTGGAAATCAAGATACAGCTATGACACTAGTTGTATCGACTCCTTGAACAATACCATGCTTACGTTTAATACGTCTACTCAAGGGGAAGACGTATGCTATTATCATGACTATAACGCTGCAAAAAACACTTTTTACGGGTTTCAAACAGATTCTCAGATATCTCTTTCTTTCAATGCCAACCCTTCATCAAACAAAGTTTACAATTCCCTTAGTCTAGAGGGTGCCAATCTTCTTGACTCTAGAAGTGTGTTGAGGACAAACTATTCTCCAGATCCTCAACAAGACAACGAGACTCAAGACTGGGAAGGGTTCACCGAGAAGGGTGGTATCTTTTACGCTGGGGTCACTAAAGTTGCAAGTTCTTCAAACGAAAACGCCCTCAAGTTTGTAGGTGAAATAACAGGGGCTAGTAGTGTCAGAATAAACCCTGACGAAGAACCAAATCTAAACAACGGGGTGTTTCCATTTGCTGGGATTACCCTGAACGACGAGTGGTGGAACTACATATTTTTCTTTATTATACCAGGACCTCATTACAGAGCTCTAGACTCAGCGTCTTCTGAAGACATCATATCTAAGTATTACGTTGGTGTTGAGGTTGACGGAGGAGTGTCTGTTAGGCCATTCAGAGCTCAAGAGAACCCTGGTCCAGTATTTACTTTCCTTAGCCCACAATTTCCACAAGGTCAAATAACTGATCACGACAACCAGCCATTTGATGAGCTTCTGACTAGCGTTTACAACACTAACCTTCAAGCAAAAATTGGTAACAACACGCTTATGGCTAGAGTCACCAACGAGGTATTGCTGAACGCCCCAGACGAATTCACAAACGGGATTGGCCTAGCGGCAGCAATAAACGACTATCTTTTGAACAACAATCAGAGGTTGTTCTTGTATAAAATAACAGACGACAGGATCGACGGATCAGACCCCATGGGTCAATACGCAGATATAACACTTAATCTTGGAAGTCAGGACTTTGAGTTGTTTGCTGTAAATGCGCAGTACAACACAACAGCACTGGACCATAGTAACTAATTATTTATTACTTTTGCAATCATGGCACTACCACTAGCAGCAGCAATAGGAACCACCGCACTCGGATTAGGAGCAGGAGCTCTAAACATAGGGTACGGCCAACAACAAATGAAGAAGGGCCAGGAGCTGTATGAAAAGCAGCTTGAAGCACTTAGAAGCGGTAAGTTTGATCTGAGTATGTCTCAGGCAATGACTGATGCAGCCAATCAAGCCAGTCAGTTTGGTGAGATGGCAGCAAGGCAAGCAGCGGAAAGGGGTCAGGCTCAGACCACTGCGGGTATTATGGCAGCACGGGGAGGCGACCCACGTATGGCCTCAGGTCTTGGGTCTCAGATAGCGGGGTCTGATCAAGCTATCAGGGATGCTCAAATGCAAGGTCTTCAAATGAGCATAGGTGCTCAAAGCGGTTTGGCTCAAGCGCAGCAAGGTATACTTAATCAAAACCAACTCTTTAGACAGGGATTGGAGTCTCAGGAGATGCAAAGGGGTGCTGCTGCTGCTGAAGCTGGTAGAAACCAGAGAATGATGGGTACAGGACAGATGTTCCAAGCACCGATTCAAGGACTTCAGATGGGCGCAGCAGTCAAAGAGTCTGGGCTCGAAGATAGTGATTTTGGATTCAAAAAGAACGGAGGATATATTCCAAAAGCCAATAAAGGCATGATGACTCCTGGTGAGTTTAGCCATAAAAGAAACCCTATACATATGATCGACAAGAATGGCGATAAAGTGGGGGAGGCTACTGGTGGTGAACTTATCTTCAATCCCAAGCAAACAGAGGCTATAGAGTCCCTTATAGAAGATGGGAACGCGAATATGTTGATGATGTTTATGAGACGTCTTCTTAACCAGCCTCAGTTCCAAGAAGAATCAAGAAGTATGGCCGATGGAGGGTCAGTACCTATGGGGTATTCAGATGCCTTGAGTATAAACCCAGCAATGGAGGCCTTCCTTCAGTTCCTTATGAAAGATAAATCAGAAAAAGAAGGCCCTGAATACAAACAGCCCCAACCGTCTAGCCTTGAACTTGGAACATATATGTCTTCTCCTAAGAGACGAAACCAACCAAACGTACGATGAGTAACGGGGGACCTGGTTTTGGCGGGGCGGTAATACCTGGCATACAGGTATCTAATATTGGTGGGGGCGCCGCTCAACGCCAACAAGAACAGCAGCAAAAGGGAATGCTATCCAGCCTGATGGGTATGGATATGACTGGTATGTCGGAACAAGGGATTCAGTTCTCTATGGCTAAACGAGACTACCTGATTGATAAGATCCTTAATGATGACGACGAAGACTTTGGGTACGAACAGCTTATAAGAGGTATAACCTCTTTGAATGACTTCCTCCTGAGGGATAAAACAACGTATGCAGAAAATCTGGCTGTAGCATCCCCTATTCTTAATGCATCTTTAAGTGATGCGGGATACAATGATCTTAGATCTGCTCTTGAAGAGAAAGCACTGTTTATTAACAAAGAAGACGTAGACAGGTATGCTGTAGATTACAATATGATGCTTGAAAACCCATATGGTATGGGTAACTATTTCAACCCTTCTGATGACATGGTGTACGTACAAGATCCTACTATGGCTGGCAGAAACATGCAGCAGGTTAGCGGTCAACACGTACTAGGCATGCAACTACCAGATCGAAACTCTTTTCAGTACCAGACTGAGGACATCCCAACAGGGGATGTTTTCGCTTACATGAAGAGTGGTGCAGAAGCGAATCTGATGTCTCTGCTTGGGGCAGTAGACAACTCAGTTGATGCAAAGCAAAAAATCAGAAGACAATTTCAAACCTTCGTTCTTGGGAGAGGACTAGGCCGTAAGGCTCTGCAAGAGAGTTTGTCTGCCTTAGGATATGATATTGAAGATCTTGCTGGAAAACTAGCAGGGACTGTTGCCGACAACGAAGAAGGACTACAAGGAGCCCTTTTAGAGAAAAACGTTACATACGCTAGTTCGTTTAAAGACAACGTTGAGACCATATACAAGGAGTTCGAGGAGTACTATATGGATATGTGGAATGCTGATCGTCGTGACAAACAGGCTAGATTGAATGCATCAAAATCAGGAAGAACACCTAAAATAGAATATAACTTCCAAGAAGATGTAACTATAGGTATTGACAGTTCGCCAGACTTTTTAGAAGTTGATAGTATGCTTGGTGAAGACTCTGCTATTATTTCCGAACTAATGGCTAGCTTTGAACCAACAATAACTGGAATTCCTAGCCCTGAGATGGAAGAAGCTAGAGATAATATACTTAAAACAATTTCTGATAACAAATTTCTTGGTATAAGAAACATGGATCCTGTGGAGTTTGAATTCCCTGGAACTAATGAACCAACTTTTAAGTCGTCTTCCTTCTCTCTTATTGACTCTCCAAAAAGCGATGGTGAAATGGGTAGCTGGGTGATACTTAACGGATCTCAATCCAATCCAATTATGTCAACATCCTGGTTTGAGCCTGAACCAGGGAAATATATAGGTGAGTATACAACGCGAGAGGAACCAAACCCTGATCTCGGTGGTGAAATTAGGACTAAGTACTATTTCGTGTCAGATTACGAAGACACAGCTGTAACAAAAGAGTTTCGTATAAGCGACCCACAACTTCACAAATGGTTTTCAGCAATAGGGTCTACTTATATGAAAAAGACAGATCTTAATAAAGCAATAATTGGTGACGACATGGAGGCTTATTATCAGCGTCTGGGTTTTGCTATTGTTGTGAAAAAAGCCGCAGATCAGGGGATGAGAAATTACAATGGGGATCTGATGTACCCAGAGGGAAGTAGGGAACTTTCAGTAGCACGGGAGATAATTTCAGATGCACAAATAAGGATTGACTAATGAACGACATTGAGAAACTATACAACTCTTACTTAAAAAGTGGGCGAAGTGACGATCAGATATATAGCTCACTAGTTTTGTCTGGCTATAATCCATCGGATGTGACCTCTTATATGGATTATGCTAAAAAAAAAAGACAAAATCCAACAAAGGAATACGGTCAAGAGTTTTCTCAAAACGTTTACACTCAGGTTCAGGGCGATTCGGTTTCTCAATCCACTTCGGGGTTTGGGAAGCCTTTGTCGGAATCAGACTACAGCGCGGTAACAAAGGTTAACTTTGAGCCTGTAGGAGGTCCCGTAGATGGTTATCAGCAATACAAGCCTGTTAGTGAAATACAAATAGGAGAACCTGTTTTTGGGGCTGAAGCCGCAGCTTTAGGTGAGATAGAGAAGAAGCAAGATTTTGTAGGATTTTCGGACCCTATGTCCCTGAAGGATTTTATGGGCTTGGATATGGAGGTCAAAGAAAACTTTATGGGGGCATTAAATGATATTGTTCCCAACCAGAAAGAGAGAATAGATCTTGCCAACGCTTACGCATATGCGTATGAAGGGGTTGGTGCAGACCCAGAGGGCCCTATTCCAGAAGGGGGGAGAGCCGACTTGAGAAAAGGCATAAAAGATGATTTAAAGTTGAAAATGAACTCTTACAGAAAAAAGTTCTTCAACGATAAAATTAAAGAAGCTATATCTGGAACGTTTCAAGAAGGTCAAGATGCTGTTAGTTTAGAAAAGTATATTCTTGATAACTACGGCCTCACTACTCAGATTGATGATAATGCTTTTGTAGGAACAGAAGAAGGAGCATACGAACAGATTAAGAACCTGTTCGTGCCTAACATTGGTCATGCTACAGATGGGTTTCTTGCTGGAGGATTGAGGCTTATTGCTCAAGACAGGCTTTTACCGAAGGGAACCTTGTATGACTCGCTGTACAACTACTTTGGGTTTGAGGAAAGAAGAGCGCAGAGAGAGAGGGATATGTTAGAAGGTAAAGCCGTAAGGTTTATGGCAGACGAAGAGATGGAGGCGATTGGTATGCACGTAGACAGAATGCTTACTACACCGCTTCAAGCCATTGGTTATAGAGAGGGTTTTTCTGAGACAGATATGATAGAAATGCTTGGTAACTCACCAGGAACATTGTCCTCTCAGGTTGCTGGTGGCCTTGCTGCAGCTGCAGCCCTATATTTTACTAAAAACCCTTCGGCTGCTCGTGCGGCTGCTGGTTCAGCTTACGCCTTGACTCAAGCTACATTTATGGGCCTTCAGGTTATGGGTCAGGAATATGGGTCTACATACTCAGATCCAAATTTTTACAACTACTCAATAAACGGAGATCCAGTAAGCATGGATGAGGCTACAGAAGTAAATGAGTATGGTGAATTGGTTTTAAAGGAAGGGTACGAAAGGGTTCATGACCACTTCAGGGCTGCTGGGCATTCAGAGGTTTCAGCTTTCAGTGAATTTGGTGCCGAGTATCTTGGAAACCTTATTATGGTTAAAGGAGGTGGCGCGGTGATGAGAGGTGTAGGGGTTTCTCGCCCTGGTATGAGTATCGGTGTGGGTGTAGCCGATGTTACTGGCAGCAAGGCATTAGGTAGATCCGCTCAGTATTTGATTGGTGGGGTCGTTCCAGCGGTAACAATCGGATCTTATATAGAGGGGCAAGAAGAGGTAGTTACAGAGATACTTCAAACCGCCTCAAGAAGACAGTTCTCTCAACAGTCGGGCGCATCTGCATACGGGTTGTTTAGTGAAGTGTATCAGGGGTTTATTGATCCCGACGAGGAGCTTCAGGAGAATATAAAGAAGGCAAGAGGTGCGGGTGAGTTCTTCGGAATGTTATTTGGCGGTGGCATAGCTACAGCCAATATTGTGCAGAACGAAGTAGGTATAAAGAAAGCAAATAAGGCAGCGGCGCAAAACCAGCGCCGACGAGATACAATAAACAAAAAAAACGGAACTAACTACAGCGCAACTCAATACATTGACCCAGATTATTTTAACTCCTATGAGGAGTGGTCTCAATACGAGAATAATAGAAATCTTTATAACAATCAAATTCTAAAGGCAATTCATGCCCATAAAGGTGCTATAACCATGGGTATGTCTAGATCTGAAAGAAAGGTCCACAATAAGCTTATGAAAGAGCTTGATTCTCTTTTTAAGACCAGGAACGAAAACGGAGAGGTGGATCTGGAGGCGATTGTAGCCATGCTGCCTAGTCTTGCGTCTAAACTAGATGCTGTTCGAGGTAATATAAATATGAGCGAGTCTATTGTAGAAAACTTGATTAAGTCCGCTCAGCATGGAAACCTGGAAGCAGCCGAGTTTCTTCTTGAGGTGGCCAGAACCCAACTTGACTTCTCGGCTGCCATGAAAGCTATTTACAACCCAAACCTTGATGGCAACATAGAAAAAACCTTGAGGTCGGAACTCTCTAGCCTTGAAAAAAGAAATCAAGAGCTAGTAAAGATGGCTTATGATCATGCTGAAGGGAAAGGGTTTAGATACACCATAGTTACAGACCCTCGAACGGCAAGCGAAGCGGGTCAGGTTCAGGTGTACGAGAAACAAGGAGACACGTATAGAGTTAGATATACAAATGCAGCTGACGTGCCAGCGGGAACAATAAAAGATAGTTCAGAAGGGAGGTTTTCTTACACCGAGCTTAGCGAGGGGGCAACGGAGGTTACTGAATCAGATGTTGACAACACCAGCCTATCAGATCAACAGAAGTCAGACCTAAAGAGATTGATATCTCGAAGTCCAAACGCAAGAGTAATTATTCATGACTCTCAAGACTCTCTGGACAAGGTAGGGTCTAGGGCAGGCCTTCTCGGAAAACAGGCATTTACTCTTCAGGATTTTGACGGTAGGGTTTTTGAAATTCACCTTTTAAAGAACTTCACAAATGAAGTAGCGGAAGAGGAGTTTGGGCACTACGAGTTTAATGAAGAGCTATACAAAGATGAGGTCCGAAGGCCCATGATAGAAGCTATAAACAAAGCTATAGAGAGCGATCCTAACAGCGCTCTTGCTGAGTTTGTAAGGGTTCACAACGCCAGATTGACTGGACACAATCAGAAATACATCGAAGTAGAGCTTCTTACCAATCTTGGAAGAGCTATAGCTAAAGGAGAAACGACAATAAGCGACAGGGTTGTAAAAGCATCCGATGTAGAGAGTGTGTTTGATCCTGGCAGAAGTGGCTTTAGAGATTACGTAAGTCGTTTTGACAAATACCTGAAAGGAAAAGGTAAGGTAAAGGAGTTGGCTTATGACCCGTCTCAGGTAGACAACGAGGGGTCAGTAGAAGGTACAGCGGCGTCATATAAGCCCACTTTCCTTGATGGTAAGATCGTTTATGGGCATATACCTTTGAGTCAATTTAACGCATCTAAGAACCTAGAGGTATCTGCCAAAATAAAAGACTACAATCACTTCAGAAACTGGTATGCTAAAATGACTGGCAACCATAAAAGAAGATTGTATAGTCTTAGTTTTGAAGATGATAACGGAAACAGAGTACCTATATCATCTATGCCTGGTCATGATGTTACAGACGGAAGGCCTCTGGATTGGAGGGGTAAAGAACTATTTTACAAAAGAGACTACAACACTAAGGAAATAATATCTATGGAGCCTGTAGCCTTGACTTTTCAGGAGAAAATGGCTCGTGATCATGCTAGAAATAAAGAACAGGACGAAGCTAGACGTCAAAGTAAATTAAACAGGTTTAATAACCTTAATAACATTGCTATGGAGGCGCTAGGTGTTAACATATACACCTTTGCTCAGCGTATTCCAGGTATCGAACAGGCTACCGATGAGTTAGGATACAAGAGCGGATTCACAGAAGAATCTCTTGAGAAGATAGAGGTTGCTCTGGCTGCAGAGCTTGGAGTAATTACCCTTGAGCCTCAAACAGTTGCCCTGCCAGTACCAAGGGTTCCGAAAAACATATCGGGCGACATAGTGGAAGGTACAGCGGCTTCCGTTAAACTTCCCACTCTTCAGTACTCTACGGCTGAAGAGCAGGCACTACTTAAAGAGCTTGAGGTAGAGAGCCTGTCTGATATAACACCTGAAATGCTTAGGGGTTTGTATGGGACTACACAGAATCCAGCTCTAATTGCTACAGTTGCGGGCGGGCAAGAAATAGAGGTTTTGGTTGACTTTTGGTCTGGTCCAAAATCAAATGTTACAATAGGATATATAAATAAAAATGGAAATTACGCTACAGTTTCAAGAGAAATAACAAGTGGGTCAGAGGCTCTAATGAATAGAGAACCTGACCGATATGATCCAGATCCAGACGTCCTGGTTCGAAGCTTCGGGGCCAACACAAGCAGAAGCGTGACTGGGAAGTATGCAGCGGCGATTGATAAAGCAAAGGAAAACGGGCGGCTGCTTTTGGTAGTGCCAGCAAGTCTTGCTGAGGAAAACATATACTCAGATCAACAAGGTTACGAGGTTATGTTAGAAGATGTTGTTTTGAGAGCCCTTACAACATGGGGGGATACAAATCTAAAACGCAAAGGCGTATCAACTATGTCTGTAAGTAGACCTGAAGGTCCAGATGGATATATAGGTAGAGACGAATCAGGAGGAGAGAACGTATCGGTAGTTGATGTTACTGTCGCTAACTTAATAGGTCAGGCCATAGATAAAGCCATAGCTGGAACACCTAGTGGGGGGAATTTTGTTCAGCATTTTAAACGAGAGTCAGTATCTCTAGCTTTAGATAAAGAGAACCTTCAATATCCATTTAACCAAATAACAGGAGGCCCTGCACCTAAGACAGGTCTGTTAGGAGGACAAATTAGAGGCGATATTGAGGTTTCTAAGGTTGTGCTAAAAAGAGAAGCTGACGGTAATTATGATCCTAAAATCGTAACCGAAGCGTTGAGGCTTATAATATCTCTTGGTAATCATTATGCTGACGAAACCATGGCTAACCTTGGATTTGCCGCAAGAAAAGAGATAGCAACTCAAATTGTAAAAAGCTTAGACAAGGTAGATAATCCTTTTTTTGATAAAAAATCTAAGTCTTCTAAAGCAAGAAAATACCTGTTCCAAGAAAGTAATATTAATTCACTAGAATACTGGAATAGCGTGTTTCTGTCAGATAATTACACTAGAGGTGGCGCTCATGTTGTATTTATGGTACAACCAGAAGGATACGCAGGAGTTTCCCCTAAGTACAAGAACAAAAAGGGGGTAAAGGAGACGTATAGGTATCACGCTCAGGCAGAGGAGAACTCTGTATTGGCTATCAAGACCGATCCTAATAAAACAAAGAAGCTGGTAGAAGAGATAATAGATATTCAAAACAAAGGGAAAAAAGGATACAAGCAGGTAAAGAGCTCTCAAAAAGTAGACCTGGAGGGTACAGCCAACTCAAGGAGACTGGGTCGCATAAGCTATACAAATGGACCGTCTTGGCAAGCGTCAAACCCAACTGGATTTGGTAAGGCTCTTGATGCGGTTGCTTTGAAGTTACAGGATAAGTATCACGAGGTGATGCTATTGCAAAAGGACATTGAGGAGTTCAGGGGTCGTAGGATGGCTGAGGGTAACGACTTCAACCTTGCTGTTGACCTTATGTATGGAAAGACAAGAAACGACCTCGATGCTCTTGACGCTAAGCTTGACGACATCAAGACCAGCATGAAAGCGGAAGACATTAAGTCTGACGATCTATCTAACTTCTTGTATGCTATGCACGCAAGAGAACGCAACGCTAAGATTGCATTCGATAGGCCAGACATGGAGAGCGGATCTGGTATGACCAACGAAGAGGCAGAAGAGATCATTGATAAGCTCGGCACTAACGCTATGCGTAGATTGGCTTCTGAGGTTAGGTCTATAGTTCAAGACACCAGGGATACCATGAGAAAGTATGGACTGGAAACCAACGAGACTATAGATGTATACGAACAGATGTATGACCACTACGTCCCTCTTTCTGGATTGGCTACTGACGAGCAAGACGATACCACAAACTCATACCCGACTGGAGGTATAGGTATGGCGGTGTATGGACCGACTACAAGGAAGGCTAAAGGAAGAAAGTCTAAAACGGATGTAAACATTATAGCTCAGGTGGTGATGCAAAACGCTAGGGTAAAGCAGCTGGCGAGAAAGAACGAGGCTCTACTCAGCCTGCACTCTATGTTCTCTGGAAACCCTAATGAAAAAGTGTTCAGTCTATGGGGTCCGAAGAACAGGATGCAAACCGTAGAGAAAAACGGAAAGGCTCGTAACATGAGCGACAGTGAGATGCGTGCGCGTAGGGATATGGTTCCTGTACGCATCAATGGTGAGCAGCACTTTATACAGTTTAAGAATGAGCACTACGCAAACACTATAAATGGCCTAAGTGTAGATCCAACCAACATCATCACCAACGCTATGCGAAAGCCTGCTCAGTGGCTTCGTAACGTGTTTACTGTATACGATCCTAACTTCTTTGTAACAAACTTCTCTAGAGACATACAGTCAGCCATTTATAACGCCTTGGCTGAGGCGGAACGTGCTGATGGGACTGTATCTGGCGTTAGAGTTGATGAGCTCACCAAGAAGCTCCTGTCCAACACGGCTACATCCCTCAGGGGGTTGCTTAACGAGAACGCTTTTGGAAAAGAGATGTCTCCAGAACTGAAGCAGTACTTCGAGGAATGGAAAGAGTCTGGTGGTCAGACTGGATGGGGTTATAACAAAGACATAGACGCCATCATAAAAGAGCTTTCAGATGATGCCAAGAAAGGCTTGCCTAGTAAAGTATGGAAGACGGCTAAAGACGTAGCATCGTATGTTGAAGGGGTAAACGAAGCTTTTGAGAATAGTGTTAGACTTTCGGCTTATATGTCTGCTAGGCAGCTTGGTGTTACAAGAGATCGAGCAGCTCAGCTGTCCAAGAATATCACAGTAAACTTCAATAGAAGTGGTGAGTGGGGAAGTACGCTCAACTCCATCTACCTGTTCTTCAATGCAGCGATGCAGGGTAACGCTAGGATACTCAGGTCTATGGTATATCTGAAGGATACTAAGAAGCCTAACGGTGAGCTGGAGTCTTGGCACAAGAGAACCACTCTACCACAGAAAGTAGCTTTTGGTATGGCTACGTTCAGTGGAATGGTAACAATGATGAATCTAGCCTTTAGCGATGAGGACGAAGATGGTGAGTTGTTCTACAATAAGATCTCAGACTACGAGAAAGAAAGAAACCTGATTATCATGACTGGAGGGAAGGGATATCTCAAGATTCCTCTCCCATACGGGTACAACCTCTTCAACAACCTTGGAGTAATGCTGGCTGAGACGGTATCGGGACACAGGGATGCTGACGATGCAATGATGTTCCTCGCCACCTCTGCTATTAGTTCCTTCTCCCCTATCAGTTTCGGTCAATCAGACAACGCTGTAGACTATGCTACTAAAGCGGTTATGCCTACTGTTCTAAAGCCTATGGTAGAGATTGGGATGAACGAGACGTACTTCGGAGACAAGGTGTACATGGAGCAACTTCCATTCGGGACCCCAAGGCCTGAGTCTCAGATGTCATTTAGGTCTCCTGAGGATATACAAGAATTCTTTATTTGGCTGAACGAAGCTACAGGGGGGTCTAAGTACAAGTCTGGTAAAGTGGATGTGAACTTCGATCCATACTGGTATGTGTTTGAGTACTTGTCTGGGGGTTCTGGAAGGTTTATTAATCAAGCTGGCAAAACAGTGTACGATGTTGGTCAGGCAGCATATGCAGCGGGGGAGGCAGCGTATGAATCAGAAAACATCCCTAGCTTCATGAGGAACCTTGAGGAGAAGCCTATGCCGCAGTTCAATCTGTCCAGGATGCCTCTAGCTAGAAAGATATACGGGGAAGCATCTAGATACTACGACTATGACTTGTTCGAAGAGAACGCAGAGGAAATCAGGCAACTAAAAAGGGAGTTAAAAGAGCAACCTAACGTAGACCCAAGAAGGTACACGGGTGTAAACGTATTGTACAGCAGGCTAAAAGATGTTGAGAAGAAGCTTATGAAGCTCAGAGATAGAAGATCTCAAGCTCGTGAAATAGATGATTACATAAAAAGGTCCGAGATTATAACACAAATCATGGAAGACGAGAGGCTTTACATGGTGAATTTTAATATGGAATATGAGAAAAGAAGAGGGAAAGAAGATTAAAGACACCAAGGTAGGTAAGTGGATCACTAACAACCTTCCCGATATAGCGGACAAGGTTGGTGACTTTCTTCCAGACAGAGGTCTTCTTGGGGTGGTCAAAAAAGTTGTAGACAACGACCCAAATCTAACCTCTGAGCAGATATCTGAATTCAACAGGATACTTGTAGAATACGAGATCAACAACCAAGAGCAGATAACAAGGAGGTGGGAGGCTGATGCTTCTGGAGACGTAAAGATTGCCAAGTATATAAGACCATCTGTGTTGATCGTACTAACTGCATTCTATATGATTATTACAGTCTGGGATGGGCTTGACGACACTTTTACCCCCTCAGAAAATTATGTAGATTTGCTAGAAGTTCTAATGCTCACAGTATTTGGAGCCTACTTCGCTGGTAGAACCATCGAAAAGATAAGAAGATAAAATAACAATATATACCATAACCTAAAAAACAAAAGCCATGCCTATATCAGATGTACATTATCTCTCTACATTGACCAAACAAGAAGCGATTGACGCGCTTCCTGGAGAAAACGTAGTATCAGAAGTTCTCGAAACAATAGTTCTTTTCATGGAAGAACAAGACCTTTTAGACAAAGGATACACACAAGAAGAAATAGACACTGCAAAAGCTGTGTTTTTTCCTCATATTGAATGAGTATATAACTTAGCACCCCAGGCTTAATGCGCCTAGGACAAATATGAAAATAACAATATAGACCATAACCAAATATACTTAACAATTCCTTAACATGAGAACTATAGGGGATCCGACAAAAGAAGAGGTAAAAAAAAGAATGTTGGCCTCAGGTAAATGGGTAGAGGGGGAGAATGGAGAGTTGATTAGAGTGCCACAGCAAGACGTTTACGGATTCCCTACCACCGCCCGCGCTCAGGAGCTTTCACAACGTACAGAGCCGTTAAACGAACAGGAGCTTAGTGAATTCATCCGTTACGGTTTCAGCCCAACCAATCCTGTAAACACCGCTTTCAGTATGGTTGCTGGTGCTCACCCTGTAGGAGCATCAGCAGACATATTAGGTAATCTTATAGGTAGAGGATTGAGCTATGGTAGCAACCTTATAGGTAGAGCGGCTCTTAGACAAAGCCCCATACTCCCTACAGATTGGGATGGAATCATAAACAGAGCAAATCAAAAACTCAAAGAAGGGTTAGGCATAAAAACAGGTGATGACGCCATAGAGCTTGTCCCTATGCCTGTAGATGTAGATGGGACTAGCTTCCCTTCTTTCGATGTGGAAGTTAGAGTAAACGGTAAGACGACAGGACATATGTCCTTTGATCCAATAGATACCCGAAGCGCGGAAAAAATAGCAGACGAAAGAAGGCTATTAATGGGGGATGTAGATCCTGAGTATGGGTTGATAAGAAACGAGGACTTTCCTTTTGAATTCGAGCCGCAATTACAAGGGAGAGGTCTTTCAGGAGAAATGACCTCTGCCATTAATGAGTCTTTGAAAGATGAAGGGTTTAGACTGTACTCTAGTTTTGATCACACACCTGAAGGTGCGAGGAGATACATTAACATGGCTGAGAAGGGTTATGTAGAACCTATAGACGTGAGGAGCGAATTGAGAGGCAGATACAGATTCAACAAGAACGGAGGTAAGATTAGGGTTCAGAAAAAAGCGTCCAATGGAATGAGGGTTTTGCGGTCTTGGCCGCCTGACGAGGGGGATCCGTTGCCGTACACGGCGGTATCAGAGTCTACATCACCTTATATAACACAGCCTATTCTACCGCAGGAGGCTCAATCTTTAGCTGAAAATCAAGATTATAAAGACGCGCTGGAGGAGCATCCTTTACTACGGATGATTGTAGATGATGATCTACGACAGAGAGTTGAAGATCAACAATCAAACTTTTATCTAAGAGAGGCACCACCGTACCTCAATACTAGCCCATATCCGACCATATCAGCAGTAGCTGCTAGTCCTGAACTTAGAGAGGAACAAGGAAGAGCAAATCCAGCGTTTACTCTAATGGAATTCTTAACTCCTGTTGGTGACCTGACTTCGATACTTGGTGGTGTTGGAGATTTGATTCGTGGTGACTATGCGTCTGGGGCCGTTGGAATAGGGTCTGGGCTTTTGTCAGCGATTATTCCAGGCTCTATACCTACTGGAAAGGCGAGCACTAGACTATATGAAAACGCTGGAAAAAATGGTGTTTCTGTAAAATCTATTAGACAAGCCGCATCTGGAAAGGATGTGTCTGCATCAGAAGCATCCCTACTTAACACGCTTGCCGATAGAGCAGAAAACGCTGGACTGACTCATGTAGATCCTGGTAACATGCAGATGGGTGGGATGCAGAGACTTCCTAGGTTTAGAGGTGGGAATACTAACCCAGAGTGGGATGAGTTCTTCGGGACGGACAGGCTTATGGGGTTGGACTGGAATAACCTCCAAAATATGGACGCCGTTATTAGGGAAGCAAGGCGTGACGTCACCCACGACTCTGAAGTGATACTCCTGAAAGGAGACGATGTTATTTACGGGAATCCAAGCAAAAAACACTTTTCTGCAAGTTCAGGGCCATCGAATGTCGGTGTTCATGCCCATGTAAGGGCTATACCTGACCCGTGGGAGACATTGAAAGCGAAGAGAGGGGAGCCAAGCAGAAACGTCAGGAGTATGCTTGAGATCCAGAGCGATGCATTTCAATCAGGTAAATCGGGGAGGTGGGAACACACTTATCATGAATACGGAGACGAGCCTATATTCGGAAGTAAAGAGGTTCATAGGATGGTAGCTGAGGATCCAGGTCGGCTTGAAGAGATCTTTGAAAACGTAGAGCACGTAGGACAGCAGGTTATCGGGTACCTTAATGACAAGGGGTTCGGAAAGGGGAAATCTCTTCAAGACGTCCTTGGTCTGGAGAAGGTGGTAGAAGGGACTGGTAGCAAGCTGCACAGAGATGTAGGGTTGCTACAGGAATTCGGTGGCACCGCTGTTGCCGCTCCAGAAGGCGAGGTGGCAGGGTTTAGTAAGCTTCTGGAAGATCTTATTGAAGGTGGTGACATAACGAGACAAGAAGCGGATGACTTTCTTGTCGCTTACAGCAGGTTTGGCGGTGAGGGGCACTACGACTTCAACTTCTCTGAAAATATAACGGAAGCGGAGGCCAAAGGCAGGAGAATAGACATGGCGGACGACCTTGATATGGAAGTAGAGAGGCCAAACGTAACCAGAGAGCATCCATGGACAAGAGTGACTAGTGAGCTGTTAGACATAGGTGTTAATCAGATGAGGCGTGAAGTCAAAGACCCAGACTTCTTGAAGCATGTAGACAAAATAAAGAACATGCCTGACCCGTCTAAAAACCCTATGTCTAAAACCTGGGAGCGGGAGGCGCTTGCGGCATTCTTCGAGGATGGGGCCAAAAAAGGAGCTGAGGCATACCGATTCCCCACCACAGAAACGGTTCGAACTATACAGGGCTGGGATCCAAATAGAAATTTTGACATGATCCTTAATCGATACCAACGCCTCCCTGATCAGATGGAGAAGATGGGAGTTGACGTAAGTCAGATTACGAACGTCACGGACGGATTCGGTAATACTTGGCTTGAGATTCCCGTTTCCGCCGTCCCTGCATCTGTCAAAGTGTACAAGATCGGGGGACGCATAAGGGTCAATAAGGCTAAGAAGAAAGGTATGAGAGTGAAGAAATGAAGAGAGGCCCCGAAGGGCCTCTCTAAGGTTAGCGAAATTACACTGCACTAGGTCGATGTAACAGTGCCAAGATAATACATTTGCATTACCCAGCATTTGTCTATTCTCTTCATCGGACAGGGCATGCTCCTGTGTCACAATCAGAAATCTCCACGTCATCCAACTCAACGCTAGAAAGGCTGGATATGGGGGTCACTTTTGACCTCTCCTCGTGGTAGCGAGATTCGCTGATTTCTTCCAAGGGAGCCTGATCAAAGCCATGCCCGCTGTGAAGAAGAAAAGAAACCGACTTGGTGTTAAAGTAGTGCTTTGCCAACCAGTCTTTTATTTCGTCTAACTCCTCTTTCCTATAGTATATTGTAACCGATACGGAGTTGTCGCTCCATTCCGCTTGCAATCTTTTAATGACCTCCAGCTGGTCAACAGCTGTCATGTCGTCTGCAAATTTAGTCCCTTCGGGGAAACTACAGGGGAAAGAAACCACTACTGTGGAATGGTCTTCCGTCCCGTCAAAGTTCCGTACATATTCTACGTGATACCCGTTACCCCTAGCAACTCGTGCAAGCTCGCTATCTGCAGCCATTCTGATTCTTCTAATGTAATATTGGGAGTATCCAGGGTGTGCGCCTGGTGTAACGCCAGCAAGTAGAGACAGCGTTCCACTGGGTTTAACTGTAGTAAGCTTAATGGAATGAGGAAAGCCATGGTTCTTTGAGTATTCTTTGTCGTAATTCCTTAACCAAACATACGCATCAGACAACCATCCTCTTTGCTCTTCTTCGGCCTGAAGGTATCCAGTAACCCCAATACCCATTCTCATATTCTTATGGACTATATCTTCAGTCTCCTTGAGTGAGCAAGGGATAGCAAGGCTGTGCTTATTGATTCTATAAAGATACGAAAGTACCTTCTTTAGCTCATCGTATGATACGATATTTGGCAAATAAACCTCAGCGAGACAGCAAGTCTCAAAGTTAGCTAGGCTCTGTTCGGCACATGGGTTGTACCCCATTACATCAGGATCGTCATATTCGGTTTCTTCTGTCCTCCCCATGCGTCTAGAGGATTCTAGGTTAATCAATCCGTAAGGCTCTCCATTGCCCTTATATCCTTCCCAAAATTCATCTGGAAGAACAGATATATCATCACAGACAACCGAGTTGTTGCTCATGGCCCTCCAGTTCGGAATACCCCCCAGATCCCAACGCTTGGCACGCAAGTACTCGATGTCATCAGGATCCCCTATGGCAATCTGAGCAGACCTACGGACGTTACCAGCCACCACTATTTTACCTATTATGTTCATGATGTCTAGGCAATCAATAGGGCGAAGGCGTTGCCCTGCTCTGTTGTTGAGGATGCTATTTATCTCCATCATACCCCATACCAGATCCTCTGGTCCGCTTGCGGTACCTCCGAAGCCTTTGATAACAGAACCCTTTGATCTGATGAGGTGAGTGGCGAACGTAAAGTCTTCATCGGATCCGTCTTGCCAAAAGTGGGCTTCAAGCACACGCTCAAGAAGACTGACCCATCCTTCGCGGGAGTCAGGAACGATAAAGTCAGCATCATTAGCATCCTTCCTCTCGATTTTCACCTGTTGGTAGCCGACCTTCGGGAGTTGATACACATTCTCCCTTTGGATGTTGAATCCGACACCGCTACCGAGCATTAGCATTTCGAATGCCCAAGTAAATGGTCTAATTGGGTCGTCAATTACCACAAACGAGCAGTTCTGCAGGGAAGGCATCCCTAGTCTGTCTACTGTTTCGGTTCCAAGTTGCCACAAGAACCTTCCAGCCACTGTGCCTTTAAGGTCCATCATGATGCCCCTTAGTTCATCCTGCTGCACCTCGTCAAAATTGCAACCGAGCTGGTCGTTACAAGCTTTGACTACGCGATCGACTGTCTCGTGCCACTCCTCTGTTTGTCCGTTTTTGGTAGGTCTTGCATACGTTCTCTTGAACGTGGGGTATCCTACCTCACCCCATGGGATAAGTTTTTCTTCTTTCATAATTTTTAGTTGGAAAAGGTGTGCAAGGTACTCAATAATCCAGAAAGTATTTCCATACTCTGTAAGATTCTAGAGACCTTATGTCCCGAAGGACAACCTTAGTTATGATGTCGAGCCTGTCCTTTCTTTGGTACAGTTTCCTGTAAGCATTGCGCTTGTCAGACACTACTTCAAGATCGACATTTTTATCAACCCACTCTTTCAGTTCAAGTCGGTCAACGATTGAGAAACCGTGCTCTTCAGGCATATCAAAAGCGATGATTGTTGCACCGCCGAGTAGCCATCCGTTGTTCCCCCGTACATTTTTTAGCTCTACCCAAATCTCATCAGGTAGGTTATTGCCTTTTACATCTACACCCCACTTGCCCTTATCGTTGAAGGCCAACCAGTAGTCGATATGGTCGTGAATGTCCTCCGCGTAAGAGGACTTCTTCACCTCCAGGCCTAGATTCTCTGCGGCTCTAATGAACCTTACTTCTGCTACTCTCCCCGTTGAATTAGAGTACCTCCTCCTGCTTTGGGAGGTCACTCTTTGTGGTATTCCTTAACCGCCTCAGTACACAAGTCCATCTCATGTTTTACGAGCGTAATGCACCTGTTTACCCTCTCGTTTACATTCTCTTTGTCTGTGATAGGATTTCCGCTATTGTCGTGTAAAGACTCGTACAAATCAGCCATGACTCTCATTGACCTGTCTGTGGCGATAGCGTAATATTCACTCAATTTAGATTGATCCATCTTCAATGCTTTTTTTAATTTCCTGAATAGCTTGATCTACTTGCTGTCTATTCTTTGCCAAAAATACAGCATATGGTAGTTCGTTGTCAGTTATGTGGCGTAAAAAAAGTTTCCATCTCATGGGGAAGTCATGGTGACTTGGCAGATAACCTTTAGTTTCAATTATAAAATTTGAGTCGGTTCCTACAAAGTCAGGTGTGTACTTGATAGGAAGCTGTCTGGTACCTGTTCTGTCACTCATGAGCTTCCCCTTCGATGTCATTTTAAAATACTTGTTGTCAAACTTAAAACCGTCTAGCAGTTCAAACGTCAGTTCCTCATAGTCAAAAGATAGCCCGTATTCACTCAGTTGGTCAGCACAGTACTTCTCAAGAGAAGATTTGTACCTGCCCAGGGGTTGTTTTTTGCGTGAACGCGAGTGAGACGTTTTTCTTTTTCCTTTCACAAGGCGAAGTTACACCGCGTTATTGAGAAAATGTGTATTTGCTTTCAGATTTATTTGAGATTGCTGTCCTAATTGGCTTGAAACGGGCTTGTACAAAGGCTTTTGAGTTGTCCACTCTTTGAACCCAGTATGGCTCAAATCAAAAATAAATTTGATTGGTTCATCTAAAGGAGTGGGCTCCCCACCTGTCTCTACCTCTCTAATCTTCCTCACGTGAAGCTCCGTCAACTTCCTCAGATGCATGTCAGGGGCCTGAACCTTTCGGTGTATGGTAAGGAAGCAGTCCGCCCGATTGACGAACTTGCCTCCCCCCTCCGTATCTTCTGCATACGGGGCTACAGGCAGACCATCGTCACCCTTGCGCCGCTGTGCTTCGGTCACGGCATGCATGTTCAACCACACAGCCACGTTGTGAGACTTAGAGAACGTAAGGAATTCTGATGCCGCCTCGTAGTGGTAGTCGTGAGCCCCAAGTCCGCTGTTACCGAGCTCAAGCTTGAGACTGTTGTACGGGTCGATGAAGATGCCGTCTAGATCCTGTTGCTTCATTGTCTTCTCCATGAAGAGCACAATGTCGCTGTAGCTATACACATCGTGGTTGTTGATGATAGTGAAGTGCTGTTGAACCCACTTGTATGCCGCCTTGCGTTCGGCGTACCCCATGTCCCCTACTTTCCTGCCCTTGGCAAATTGCATAAGGGTCATCTTCACCGATGCAGTTCGATTCTCAGAACTGTATATCAGCCACTTCCAATCGTGCCTAACTGCGGAGTTGGCGATGAGGTATAGCATCATCGTGGTCTTACCTACGTTGGAGTGACCATTGACGATTACAAACTCCTTCTTGTACCTGAAGTGCTTGTCAATCAACTCATTGCCAGTATCCAAACCGACTTCGATCTTCCCATTGGCGTAGTCATCTATCCACCTAAAGTCCTCATCGTCAGATGAAATGAAGGACATATCCCCGTCATTGAGCAATAGCTCACGCTTCGCGTCTTTCTCATTTGCAACGAGCTCCTTGATGGGCATATTCTTACCTGACTCAATCCCATCGCGGATGGTGTTGATAGCATTCTGCTCGGAGTCGATATCACGCTTGTTTATCTCTCGCATAAGCACCCGCACCACCTCATCTTCCTCCATCCTACCAGCGGATATGAATCCGCCGCATAGCCTAGCCGCTGAGTGTAATGCTTTGTGCTTCTCCCCATCGTCAGCCATACGTATCATACGTGCGGCAAGATTGAGCTTCATGTAGTCGGTTACAACACCTTCCCTCTCAATCGTTTGTCCAAGCTCAGCTTTTTCGGATGTAAACATCCCAAACTTATCGCTGTCCTTGATGATTATGTCAGGGTCGTATGACTCAAAGCAAGCCCTAGACTCATTAATGCCTGACGGGTCTACCTCAAGTGCATACTTGCGTTCAAAGTACCTTGATATGGCTCGGAAGTGGTCCCTGTGTCTTTCTGGGTTCGTTATACGTACCAACGCTTTGACCCCGTCACCTGAAGGACTAGTCCAGCAAGCACACACGTAGTCGTCAGTACCCAAAGCCTGCTTGGTCTCCTCAACGTTAACGTGATCAAAATCGAGCACAATGATGCCTGAATGCTCGAAGAGCGCGTCATCCTTCCTAGACGAAAACTCCCCGCTGAAACAAACAACGGGGAGCTTCTTTTTTGCCTCTTTATCACCTTCTCTAATCTGTGAAATCAGTTCCTTTGACTTTCCCTCCTTTATTCTTCGGAGTGATTGGCTCAGAGTAATATGATTGGGACCGTTGATGTCCTTTATATCCCTGAATATCGTTATTTTGTTTGTCATCTCTTGAAATCATAAGCAGGATTAAGTATCCTGTAAGGTCTATTAATGTGTCTTCTGTGCTATCGTTTAGCCCAACGTTTTGTATACGTTTAAGCTTGTCGTCAATTCTCTGCCGCAACCCATACTCAGCGTTAACTGATGAGAATATGTTCAGCGGCTGTAGTGCAGCGTCTCCATAAGCTTCGTTCTTCAGAAGAAGCAAATCTTTGACTTCGTTGCACTTAGATACTATCTTGTTTCTTGTGCTCATCTATAGTGAGTTGAGAGTTCGATATGAACTTTTTGCTTACGATATCCCTGATAATCACCTGCCTGTCTGACTTAGAGGTCTTGCCATAAAGCTCTGACCTCAGTCGCGACATAGTCTTATTGTCATATCGCATAATGTCAGAAGGCGAGGTGAATACAGAGATAATCCACTTGACGCGCTCGTGCGCCTCCTTTCTTTTTTTGAAGGCAACACGAGCGGTCATCAAGTATATAGGAGCCCTATCAGAAGGGGAGGTCATCTTCTACGACCTGTTCTGATTTGGCGTTACGGCGCTCCTTAGCACCCTCGCTATTCGGATCGAATACACGAGCGCAAGCTTTGCCACTCTTACTCATGAAGAGCGTGAGGTATACATTACCACCACCCTTTTCTGTTTTGATGGTGGTGTATTTATCCAGCATATCCTGGAGTTCGTGGTCTTTGAGCTTTACGCTCCATGCGACGATATCGCCGTTGTCATTACGCTTGGGCTCTTCGGTCCAGCCCACGAGGACGGAATCATAGTTCTTATCCATAGTGAAAAAAATTAATAATGAAATAAAGGGTTACGAAAATAAAAAAAATAGTCTTGATGGTTTTGTATGCTTTATACGCTAAACTCTGCATAATCTTTGTCGTAGTCATAGTCAGGTCCAAGTTCTAGAAATGTAGCTATACGTCCTATAGCTTCGTTAAACTTCATTTCCCCTGAGAACAGGGTCTCTTCTGTGCATCGAACAATTCCTGGATAGAACGGGTATGCTTTCTCCTGCACGAGCCAATAGAAGTCTTCAGCCCCTGACACCTTCATGTAAATGTACGCCTGTATGTCGTAACAGAAGGATCCAACGTCATATCTAAACTTTTGCATGGACCGCGTGCTCTTGGAGTCTACAACTATCTTGTCTCCCAAGCAGTCGTAGAACCCGCGCACTCTGATTCCGTCAATGTCGTCGTTAAACTCCACCTGAAACTGACCACCATTCAGGTACGAATCGTACAATCCTGATGCGTAGAGTCGGTCAATCATCTCCTGCGCCTTGGTCCAGTCGTCAACTAACACAATCTCTTGCCCGTTGTCCTCTACCTTAGCCTTGTACTCAGAAAAAAGACGCTTCCACTCGTTCGTAGCCTTCGGGTTCTTACCTGACCTAGCTTTCTCTGACATTTGGTCAAGGATAGCGTTGTCGTTAAGTATAACGTAGTGAGACTTTGCTCGATCAGGCTCGAACAACATCATGTCGTATAGAGAACCAAACGTAAGGGCGTCACTCGTCTTCTTGACCTCCCCCTTCATATACATGTCGAACAATCGCATGTCGCCAAGGGCATTCTTGATGGAAGAGTAAGAGAGGTACTTTTTATTGTACCTCTTCTCAATCATATCCATAAATGCTTCTGTAGTCAATTCTTCAGTCATTATTTTCTTCTGATTCAATTTTCTCTAAGGTTCGTGTGAAGACCATCATCATGATGGCCTCCTCACTATACCCTCGTCTTCTAAGCTTGTCTTCGAAGCTGTCTTCTATTGGAATTTTCATCGTACAAATTTCTTCAGTCCATTCTTCTGGCCCTCGCTTAACTCGGATCCGTACTTGGATATCACAAGTTCGTATGCCTTCGATCGGTCGGAAGAGTTCTTCAAATACTTCACGGCCTTGTCCATGATGTTGCTCTCTTCCTTCGGTTCGTTTCCCGAAGTCTTGGCCTTAGCCCTAGTCTTCTTGGGGGCGGGCTGTTCTTCCTGTTGTGCAATCGCATCCTGGACTTCATTCGCTGAAGCGATAGATGTATCAATACCGATACCAAGCATAGCCAAAGCACGCCCTACGGCTGACGTTTCGCAGTTCTCGATGTGACTCGTCTTGTTTATGTTTGAGCTACCCTTAACCTCGTGGGCATGACCAGTGGCTACGATATTGCCACTCGCATCTAGGATGCTGGTACACATAACGATTTCTTCTTCGTTCATGTGCTCGATGCGTGTGCTGATGCTCCAGCCTTTGTACTGCTCCTCCTGACGGAAGAACTTTATTCGCTCGTTGACTTCAACGTACTGCTTGCCACGGATGTTCGTGGTCTTGAACTTGTAATTACTCATGTATTGAGATTTAATTGAGTTTGTAAATTTACTGAACTAGTTTGGAGTTTTCAAGGTGACTGACAGCTTTTAACAGTTTTTCTCTTCGTGCAGACAGGTGTTCCATCTGACGTTCGATGAACCTGAGCTTCAGTCCGTTAGACTTGAGATAACCCTCGGTATTGTATCTAGTACCAAGGTATTGTAGGTTGTCATATAGGTCTCGGAAGTCTTTAGACTTACGCATCTGAATGTTTCCGTTGTCCCTCCAGTGATTTGGGGTCGTGCGATCACGCTCAAACCACTCACCTATGGCCCCCATTTTGCTTTTATTGAGTCTGTGATACTTATCGAGCACCCATAAGGTGAAGAGGTAATGACCTGTTTGGTCAACAAACCTCTGCTTGTTGTCTCCTGTATCTCTCATGTTGTGAGGCTTCCCATAGTAGTCGGTTAGGAGAAGGTTGATTTCGTTCTCCAATTCTTGGAAGTCGCTTCGTGTTCTGTCGTCAATGTAACCCATAGTATTTTATTTTAATAACTTGTTGAATTTCGAAATATGCTCTCATAGCTTTTACAGCACTTATCATGGATTCACGCATACCCTCCATGGTTTTTATGTAATCCACCCTATCTTGGTCTTCTTCGCCTTCACCTATGTAACCTTCTATAAACAACTCATCTATGAAGCTTTCACCTACAGCATAAGACTTTAGCTTATTCATTGAAGTTTCTGATGACTCGTCCATTATTTCAATGAATGTGTTTATGACCATAGTGGGGGGCCACTCTATCCATTCCTCTAGCCCATGTTCTTGCAAGTCACTGGCCGCCATGTGGCAGGCCATAGCTTCGTTCGCGGGAAGGTTGCAGGCGTGATCTATAATGTAAATTATCGCGTCTTCTTTATGCATCCTTAAAGATACCCCTTCCGAGAGTAACGAGTTTGTCGATTTCGCAGTTGTCAACATTGGTCTCGTCTTGCGTGTGCCAATGAGGGTTGATGCGAGGGTTGTATCGGTATTGCTTACCGACCCTTGTTGCTGGTCCTGGCATTGGCCAAACCGACTTACACCATACCCATGCGCATACCGTCTTGTTTTCACCTTGGAAGATTTTCTGTGAAATCGAGGGTTTATTGCCAAGCTTGCAATCAAGCATAAGCAACCTTGTATCATCAGGGCTGTAATAACGTGGTGAACCATCAGGGTCATTTATGTCTCTAACTTGCCATTTCATGTAGTTATCGCCTTTAGCGAGATGAAAGCGGACCTTGTAATTGTATTTAGAATTGTTGTTCATCTTGTTGTTGAAGCTTGAGTTTTGCGTTGTAGTTTCTGAGAGACCCATCGAGCATGATACCCCACATTCTGACATTTGGCTGCTCTTCAGCCCTTCGTGACAGGAATTCTATGTAATTCCATAGTTCTCTCATGTAGTTATCTGTTATCATGTGCGGCGTGGATTGATGATAGTGATGAACGGCGCAGAACGTCATTTTCCCTGCGTAGCTCTGTAATTTCTCTCTGGAGTTCGGTAATCTCATGGAGGCGTCTAGAAGCCGCCATGTCCACAGCCTCGAAGTTGTCTTTCCACTCGTCAATAGCGACAAGGGATTTGATATACTTGTCGTGCATGGAGTTTTGTGCGCTGGAGATTGCCGCCATCTCGTCACCCACGGTTTCGAGGAAGACGGCAATGTATTCGAGGTCAGGTTTGGCGCTCATCCACCGACCCGTTTCGATGCTTTCGATGGCATGGGTAGCGCGTTTCTGTGCGCCTTCGATTGTGGTCTCCATCACGTTGTTGTTCAGTTCTTCTTTAATCATTGTGTAAGGTTGTTTGCTATTTGTGCTATTCCTGCGGCTATGCACCATGCAACGAGTACTAAGCAAGTGTAAATCAAAAGAGTATAGAAGGTGTGTTTTGTGTTTTCGCTCATTGTATGAATCTGTTTTCTTCGATAATTTCGTGTACAAAAATTGGTACGCTTTCTCTCCATGCCGTGTCACCGCTGTTTATCATATCCCAAATAACCTCGGTGTCAGCGTGTGTAGGGGAGAACAGGGAAGCGAGGTGGCGGAGACGTTTGATGTCCCCGCACGGATCGTCTTCGTCCAGCCACTTGTCTTTCTTGTTACGTGCCAACTGACGCTTAGCGTAGTCTCGCAATCGCAGTGCAACGTGGCGGTCAAGGTGTTTATTGCGTGTGTAAAAGCTCATGTCTGTTTGAATTAGAGTGTAGTGATTCGATTGTCGTCTGTGTATACCATCTGCTTCATGGCTTGGGTGGGGAAGTAGTGAGTGCAGGTGTCGTCGATGTCCACCATGGAATCCTGTGGCCACTCAATGTTACGCACCACCTCAGCGAGGCTGTCGTAAGCGTGGCAGAGGTTGTTGTATGCGTACTTGAGGTCCACGGCCCGCTCCTTGTCGTTGTACCACCTCCACTTGATGCGCTCCACCTCACGGGAGATACTCTCCTCTGCCATGCGGATGGCGGTGGACTTGTGTGTGATGGTGGTCACCATGTCGTCCATCTGGTCATATACAACCACGCCGTCACCGAGCATCACCCCGTCATACACTTGGATGAAGAGGGTGTGGAACCCCCAATCGTCGATGTCTTCGGGGTCGATGCTGTCGCTGAACTCAGGGGTGAGCTTGACCCACCCACCATGCGGACACTCCTCGATGTCGTAGCGAACGAGGTCAACCTCTGTGCGTAGGGAGTAGTTTTCGATACGCTCTTGGTAATACTCCAAGCGGTCGTGTGCCCACTGGTCGATGTATTCCTCGACCATAGCCTTGGCAAGTTCAGGGGCTACCACATCCTCGATGCGGCGGCAGGTGGTGTCTGAGTAACCTTCGTTCATACCTCCGATGGAGTCGATGACGAAGTAGTGGGGGGCGGTGCGTAGTGCAGTGTTCATGAGTATTATTTGTTGGGGTTGAGTCGGTTGTCTTCGTCGTAGTTCAGGTCTTCGATACGCTCGGCGGCCTCTTCGATGTTGTCGAGGAGAGTGCCGATGCTTACGTCCTCTGTGACCTGTGCGTCGAGGATTTCAGGGAGCATCTGATTGATGAGGATTCGGACATCCTCAAGGATGGCACGAGCGGCTTCGAGTTCGCTCATGTCTTGGATTGTGTGTGCCTGTCTCATACTACGGGGAGTTTTGCCAACGCCTCGGTCAGCAGTTCGTGAATCTTGCGGAACGCTTGGATGTCTTCCATGCATCCCGTAGTCATGTTCGTATCAGGGACTCGGATGGTGGTAAATCCGTAGCCTCGTTCGACCTCCACCTCGAAGGGGATGTCATCTACCACGATGGTGTCTGTGTATTTCATAGCGTTGAAGTTTGAATTCGTCGGCAAAGATACGCCGTTGGTTTGGATTTTGCAAATTTAATTTTCTTCCCTTTGGGAAAGGTAGTTCTTGATGGAGTGGTTACCGATGAGTCCGAAGAGCGGCCGCTGCCTGTCTTCGAGAGCTACGTCATTGCGGTACACGTCAATCGAGCACTCTCCTGCATCCATCATGTCATGGATGTCATCCATCAGTTGTTCGTCTGTCCGATGGTAGATGTCCCCGTTAGGGTGGTGTATAAGGTATACTTTCATTGGTTCAGGTATCGTTGCTTGAGTTCTTTCATCGGGTTGAGATAGATTTCTTGCATCAACTGCGTATCGTTGAACATGTCTCCATCGCGCAGTTTGTCTGCGAGGGCATCCAGCCACTCGGCTTCGTATTGCGAAGCCTTCTTCTCGAAGCGTTCGTCTAGGATAATCATTGCAATCTCTTGCATGCTCTTGCGCTCGATCTCGCGGACTACGCCGTCAATGCGCTCTTGTTTAAATGTGCTCATGTTTGTGTGTTTACTTGTTATAATCATTCCAGTTGTGCCTGCTGTACAGGTAGTCTATGTACTCGTCGTCCTCGTCTCTCAACTCTGCGAAGAGTTGTTCTTCTGCAATTCTCAGCAGGTCTTCATGTTTCATGCGCTCAAGTTCCATGTGAATCAAGCGGTCGATTTTTTCTTCTCGTGTCATGTGTGTGTTTGTGTAGCGATAAGGGGAGTCGAACCCCTACCAATCCTCACATCGGTTGCCATAAGCCCGTGGTCACGGGTGGAAGCTTTGTCTATTGGATTGGCGCACACCATCCTCGCATCCTCATGCAAGAGTGCTATCGCTATGTATTCTGTACCCACGGCAGGATTCGAACCTGCGACCGACTGCTTAGAAGGCAGTTGCTCTATCCCCTGAGCTACGTGGGCTATGTGCGCCTGGTAGGACTTGAACCTACGACCTGCCGATTATGAGTCGGATGCTCTAACCACTGAGCTACAGGCGCATGGCGGGGGCACCCCTCCCCCTTGCATAATTGTGAACAATCCAAATTCACTCGGTTATGCCATCCGACGCAGGGGCCAATCACCTCCCCCGCTTGCATACTTTCACAGGACCCCTCCTGATACGGGTATGCCAGCCGCCCACAATGTTATACCTCTATGTTCGTTGACACCCACTCATCGAGGGCGTCCTTATCGTTACGTTCTGTGAACTTCAGCATCTGCAAGGCGTTCTCTGTGTCCTCACGCTTGCGTCCAGCCTCAACTTCAGCACGCCCCGCAGGGTCGTCGGGAAGTGGGTATGGCTCACGACCCTCATCGGTCAATCTGATGCGCTCATCCAATGAGTTAGGTGTGAAAGCGTTGATGTGTGATGGACACTGAACGCTGTCGTTTTCTGCGATGTCAAGCATCTTGCTCTTCATCCATTCACATCTGACAAGGTTCATGTAGATACACCCTCTACCATGATTAAACGTCATCATAATCCCGTAAGTGTCGGGGTCTTCGTTGTTCCTTGTAGCAAGGGCTTGTGCCTCTCGAAGGAAGTCAGACCAGTAGTGATAAGCACCCACGGGATCCGTAGGTGATACGATGATGGGGTCTTCATCGTTGGCGTAGTAGTAGTAACCACTGCTCATAGTGTTGAGGAGGCAGTCGCAGGTGACGATAGACCCACCGAATGTGATGGCTTTTCCGAAGGACTCAGCGAAGGAGCGAGTCGTAGCGTTGTTGTTGAGTTTGTTGTTCATGTGTATCAGAGATTTTGCGTGATGGTGTCATAGTTGAGGTGCGGGTTCCATATCTTCATGTCCTCCACAATTTCTTGTGCTTTCATGCGGGCATAGGCCTGCTTTTGTGTCTCCGTCCCTGCCGTCTGCGGGGAAGGGAGCGGGATGAACCGATTGAATGGTCCTTCGTCGTCCTCCATGGCGATTACGTAGTTCACCTCGTTGTTAAGGATGGCACGGGTGATGGAGTTGGTGTAGCCCTCGACCGCATCGAGGTATGTAATGAGCTTTCTATTCATGGCTGTGTGTATTAGTATGTGAGTGAGTGGATGAGTTCGGTGTCGCTCATGACCCCTGCCTCCTTGAGGAATCCGATGCAGTGGTTCACGGGGATACCACGCTTGCTCATGGTGTGGATGAACTTGTTTGCCTCGTTCATGCGGTCAATCTCGTCGAGACCTTGGAACTTCTTGCGGCAGTTAGCGAGAGCCTGCTCGTGTCGGGTGTTTGTATTCATAGCGTTGAGTTTCAAATCGACTGCAAATTTACAATCGGTAATTGGATTCTGCAAATTTATTTTGTTACCCCTTTAGGGGTATTCTGTCGGGAAGCTTCCTCGTTGGCGGCGCTTACCCAAATGTTCAAGCTACCCTTGATTAGGCAGTCCTCTGCATGCCGCAGGTCTTCAAGGGCGTAGGCAAGGTTGCGGTGGACCCGCGCTTCGAGCGGGTCACACATGGGGTCGAACCACTTGCTGAGGCAGGATTCAATCATGTCTTCGATGATGAGACAATGAAGAGCCTTGTAGTCTCTTTCTGTGTACTTCATTGGTCTGTGTGTTATCGGATGTTGACGTGTATTTCTGCGACATCTCCGTCCATGTCGCGGACGATTGAGACGTCAAAACCTCCACACCATCCCCGTCCGTCCACAACGTACATCGGGATGTGGTCTGGAGATGCGGCGATGGCCTTAATGAGTTCTGCTTTTGTCATGTCTGTGTGTATTCGATTGGGATGAAGTAGGCTTGGGATTCTCCGATGGACTCAGCGTCAGCAAGGATAGCGTGGTCGTCGAACCATGGCTCATCCATGTATGCCTGTGACTCAGGCCACAGGACCAGCTTGTATGTGTCGTTCATGTCTGTGTCAGTTGAAGGTGTATCCGCATTCGTTGCAGAATTCGTAGACATCGCTGTACTCGACGTCTTTCTTGCCGCAGTTAGGGCATTTGTCTACCTTGTACACGCAGGCAAGATCGACCATCTCTGTGTGTCCACGATTGGGGCTGTCGTCCGTGGGGAGGAACTCATCGAGGGCCTTCATTACCACATCGACAGATTCGTGGAGGTTCGTGTCTGCCTTGTATCCGAGGCGGCGGAGGATGCGGACCGCAAGGTCACGCTTGAAATCTTCGTAGTTCATGTCAAATAGGGTTTATGCGGTTCCATGCCTCTGCCATGGCATCGACCTCATCTTCGTGAAGCCTCAGGCCTCCGAGGTCAGTGCTGATGTACACTTCGACTCCCGTCACTCTGCATAGTTCAGCGTAGGTGTCGGTGTTTTGTCCGTTGATGTAGGCAACCGCCTTTTGGTACTTGTTCATGCTTGCGTGTATTCAGGGTTGATGATTTCTTTGCCGTTGGTGATGTCGTAGATGGCTTTCTCGTTGCGCCTTTGTGCAAGGCGCATGGCGGTGGATTCGTCATGCACGATTTGGGAGACGTCGAACACGATGTCCTCCCCGTCAACCCATGTGCCTACGCACGTCTTCATGAAGGTGGAGATACGGAAGGCCTCGTGCCACGTCTGCTCGAAAGCCTTGCGGAAAGCTTTGAACAGGTTCTGCGGGTGGCGCGGGGTCAGGTCCTCGTGGACCATGGAGATACGAACCTCAGGAGCCAAGCCACCAACCGCATACCCCCACACGGGGCGGAATGGGTCAGTTGGCAGTTTGTTGTAGTTCAACGTGCCTGACTTGTATGTGAGTCCTTTCGCGCCAGGTTGCGTAAGGATGGTGTCGCCGCCATCGGCAAGGGTCCTGCCGAAGCATTCAGCGGCAAGCATGAAGTGTGGGTACTCGATTGTGTTCATGGGTGTGGGGATTAGCGGGTTTTCAATTCTTCTTGGATGCGGGCGATACCCGCTTTGTAGTCGGCGATACTCTCTGCCCATGCAGCCACCTGTTCGGAGTCAGGTTCCTCAGCAATAGCCTTCTTTGCAGAGGCGAGGCATTCCTGTATGAAACTCAGGGTGAACTTGAGGTCGGAGGTCGAGCGCTCCGTGAAATCGTGGCGAGTGTTGTACTGCATAGCGTTGAAGGTTGTTGGCTGAATTGCCGATGCAAAGATACAACGACGATTCCCATATTTCCAAATCTTTTTTCTAACTTGCTGTCTCTCAGTCAGTTAGCTTGATGACCTCGATGTCATCGTAGTGCGGATACCAAAAGGATGCGCACCTGTTTGCGTGTTGCTCGTTGTAGCACAAGCCCAATTCGACCGTGCGTCCACGCCATCCGCTATGCCCAGGGGCTACGCCTATGACGCGATGTGTTGGTTTTGCTTCAAGTCTCATGCTCAGGCGATTGCGATGGTGATTGCTTCAGGGTCCTTCCACGTAGGGGTGACCACGCGGAACTCAGGTACACGGGACATCCACATACGGATGAGCGGTGCATAGTTGTAGCCATTGTCTACGCACCACACGCGCAGATCTTCGTCCGTGAATACGTATCCGCGCTCCCGAACAAAGGTGCAGAACTTCGTGAGCGTGTGCCCGTCAAAGCGAAACTGATTCAAGAGTTCAGGGGTGAAGCCACAGAAGGTGGTGCAAGCCTGATACCAACGATTGCGGAGGTCATAGGTCTGTGTCATAATTGCGTATGAATTGAAGGTTAAACGATTGAAAAACAGAGACACAGAGGGGAGTCGAACCCCTCCGAGCACCATGTGTGTCTGTACGGGATTGCTTAAAGGCAATCCTCGTATGAGATGTGCATATCCGTGGACTCCAAGGCCTCCATCTTCAAGGCCTCAATCTCAGCGTGGCTCAACACCTTGGCCTTACGCTTGGATGCAGGCTTGGATGCAGGCTCCGTAGCGTGCAACCGCTTGAGAGCCGCAACCACGGCATCGTTGACAAGCTTCTCCATGTGCTCATCATCACGCTTGTATGCAGCGGCATCAGCCTTGTCCAACTCCTGCTGAGCTTTGCTCCGTGCGGGACGTGCCTTGCGTTGGAGCTTCTGACCCGTCTTGGTGTTGCCACCCTTCGTGCCTGCGGCCTTCGGCTTCTTGGGTGCAGGCTCAGGCACCTCGGTGAGCGCCTCGATTGCGGCGATGACAGCCTTCAACTGCTTGACAGCCTCAGCCTTACGGCTCTTCGTGGGTGTGTACTTGGCGCGGTTGACAGCGGACTTGGTGTCCTTGAGCAGAGCGGTGATGGCCTCGGGGGAGGCGGGGGTGTTCTTGTGTGCCATGTGGCGTTGTGTGTTTATCCCTCAGCGGAATTGCTTTGGGACCACAAAGATACGTTCACCGATTCGAGAAAACCAAATTTTTCTGCCGAGAATCTTCCTGCGACTACCGCACGCATAATGCGCAGGGTAGTCCTGCGCCGAAGATTGGCGCATAGCCCGCATCATGCGTCCACGCACACAGGGGAGCGCGAGGCGAGAACCCGATTGTGTTGCTAATTGTGTAAATAAATTAATACTAAAATAACTTTTAGTATTAAAATAGATTGCCGTTTGTGTTAGCATTTTGAGCCGAAATACAAACACAAAAATGCCTCGCGTGTGGCAGGCCTAACGCCTTGGTATGTGTGGGTAATGTGGGTACATGGCAGGGGTGATATGTGTGAGCGCGTAGGTATGGGGTGGTGGTTGTCCCTGATTTCCAAGGAGTTACATCCCTCGATTCCTGAGAACCTAAGCGACAAAAGCCGAGCTAACTCACTGGTATTCAGCGGAGTAAAAGTCCAAATGTTTTCGGCAAACGGCGCAGGCGTTAGGGGGGCGGGGTTTGCAGATGCGTTTCGGGTGGGCGGACGCGGCGGCGCAAAACATATATAATCCCCAGGGTATATATTTCTAGCATATATTTGCAAAAAACAAACATCATGAAACCAAAAAAGCGAGTAAACAGGCGCAGAGCCAAGACTGTCGATGAAAGAGGCAACAAGATCAAGGTCAAGGTTGACAGGCAGGGCAATTTCAAGAAGGCTAAGACTTTGAGTGACGAGTCTGTAGACAGAGTTATAGACAAAGTGGGTAGACTTCACCAGGACGTCCAGGCTCGTCAGAAGGATATAGCGAAAAAGAAGCTCAAGCGTCTTAAAAAGACCAAGTGAAAAACTGTTAGAAGTTAATTTCTACAGGGCTTGACTATGTCAAAAAAAACCACTACCTTTGCTGAGCCGAATCAGGCAAACAGGTTGTGTAAGCGTCCCGCGATAGGGGTGTATAAGTACAGAAGATTCGGTATTTAACCACAATAAGGGAAGCTTATGCGCACAACCAAAGGGCCTGGAGACCCACCTAAGTTTGGAATATCTAAAAACCTTCTACAGATTCTAGGGTCTTATGGAAAGACAAGGCAAGAAGCTGAACAAGACCCATACTATGAGGACCGTCTTGATGTCACCAAAGAGGATGTTTACAGATTTATCTTAGACAACCTTGTTGACAGCATGACTGAGGGGGGTGTATCTGGGATGAAAAACCAAATGGGGAAGGTTAGGTTACTGGGGCCAGATGAGCCTAGGTATTCAAACTTGGAAGGTAGGGCTTACTTTGATCCTAACACCAATACTGTCAATCTAAAGTCTCTTTCTGAAGACTCTTCATTTACGAGAGGTAGTACAGAGGGTGAAGAGTACACTCACTCTATACAAAACGCAGACCAGTTCGGTAAATACAATGAACAAGGGAAAGATTACAGGCCTGGTCAGGAAATGGATAGACCGCTCATTAAAGAGCTTGCAGACATAATTTCTAATCCTAGTGGAGGTTATCCAAGGGGGGTATTTGAATGGAACACTATTCCTTCAGGGTATTTTAAGGGCATGAAGCAACTCAATGTTGCTGATAGAGACATATTCAGCACAGCAGATCCCCATTACTATGATGGGGCATACTCTCAAAAGGAGTTTGAGGGTATGATGGTTCCAGGCTTAATTCTTGCTAAGAAGATGGGCCTTATAGGGGATGAAAAAGTTGATAGGTATGATATACCAGACATAATAGATAGATATAACTCACTAGTAGCAAAAAGGCCAGATGAGGACGCAGTCGATGGCATGAATTGGTTTCAAGCTGTCCCTCGACACGCGAGAAATTTAATAGCCGTCATGCAGACCTTATACGATAGGTCTTCTGAAGAGCCTGAGGCTTTAGATGCCTTAGTGAATTTCCTAAATCAGGATATCCATATGAATGATGAACTGTATCCTGATCTTGTAAAAAAACAGAACGGAGGTAGAGTGATTAAGTACAACAACGGCGGAAAAGGACCACAATTCGTGCAAGAAGGGGCGGTCTCTAAACCGCCTATAGACGAACGCATCTACGAAGCGATGATGCGGTATCTAGACAGCGCCCCACTAGAAGGTTGGCATAAAGCTGAAGACATGGTGGATCCAGAGACAAGCCCTAGGTTTGACGCGCTGAGGCATATGCTGGCTACCTCAGAGACGGTGCAAGAGTTGAAGGAAGATAGGGGGTACCCCGCCCCACTAGCTATGCTGGCAGCCAATCTATTTGGATTGGGGCATGAGATAAAGAACTTTCATGGGGTTAGGTCTGCTGCTGAGGACTTGTTCAACAACTTTATAGGGAGCATACCAGCAACCGTATCAGACGATCCAGAGAAGATCGATCAGATGATAAAAATGCTTTCTTATTTTACACCTGACGGAAAGGACAAAACAGATGAGAACTACACGAAATAGTTGGCCACCAGGTCGCGGATCAGCCACTAGACAGGATAGCCTGAACGCATACAACGCTGCTGTGGAGCTTTTACGGGCCCTTGAGCAACAAGGATACGATCTCTATGACGTGAGACCATATGATGATATTAACCGTATACTGGATAAGCATCATAGACGGGCTAGGGGGGAGTATAACGAAGATGAAATAAGACAATATGAGACGTTTATAGAAGACATGAAAGAAGGCTATGAGGATTTTTACCCTGCTGAGGTTCCTAGGTTTTTACATGGACAGTTTCCTGAGGACTACTGGTGGCCTAAAGGGGAATATCCGACTATTGATGAATACTATTCTATATACGACAACACAACTGAAGGAAATGTCACAAGGGCAAGAGAAATGACTACGGGAGTTATGAATCCAAATCTACCTACTGGTTATTACGATATCAACATTGATCCTCAAGGAATAGCAAAAGCGTCTGCGCAGTCGGATTACGTAGAACTTCCATATTACGACCCTATAGCTGTAAAACCATACGACCTTCTTACCGAAGAAGAGAAGAAAGAGCGTAGAGAGAAATATGGGCCAGAAAAGAAATATGAACCAGAAAAGAAATCAAATAGAACTTCAACCCCGCGCCGCCCCAGGGTTGTTATTCCTGAACGTTTAGAGCCTAGAGGTTTAACATATGAAACTCCTGAAAGAGACATTATTAGAGATGTTCTAAAACCGTCAGAATATGGTAGGGAGCCACAGCTAATCTATAAGAGTAGCAATAGAACCAGGACGGGACAAGAGCCGAACTACTACAGGGTCTGGGACGATAAGGAAAAGCAGTGGAAAATGCGTCCTGTAGAGCCAGAAGAGTTAGATTTTTATCTTAGAGAAAACAAAAGAGTAGAGCCTAGAGTAACCCCACCGATATCTTTCAACAAAGGAGGTAAGGTAGTCAAGTATAAAACTTCACGCAATAAAATGCGTGCAATAAAAAGATAAATGAGAAGTGTAAGTGATAAAAAACCTCCAGGAGACATAGAAAGACTCTTGTTTCCAGTATACCCCAGTCCAGAGGAGATGAATAATATAGGGGATTCCCCCTACCCATATCAACCAGCCACACCTCAGTTAGGTATGGACGATATATTGAAATATTTGGTGTCTGAACGAGGAGGAGATCCCGAACTATGGAGAGACCTAGCATACTATATCGGATTTCATGAGTCTGGTCCACACCAAAGGATGAGCCCTACTGCTAGACAGATTTCTGATGGCGGTGTTGAGGGTCCAGCCAGAGGGACTTATCAGTTTGAAAAAGATTCTTTTGATACAGCAAAACAGAGGTATAGAAACCTGTTTTCTGCAATGAGAGATATGGGGTACAAAGGTGATATGGATCAAGATATACTGGAGGCTAATAATGCTGACGAACTACCTCTAGATAAACAGACGGCGCTCTTGTACGCAAACCTTATACAAGGACCAGCAAAACTGGCTGATTATGTTTCTGGGGATATGAGTGCTACAGACCTATGGCTCCAAGGGCACAAGCTTAAAGAAGCGGAAGGCAATAGAGAACGGTTTGAGGAGAGTATGAGAGCGGCAGACGAGCAGAGAGAGACTTACTACCCTTTTGTTGGTAACAACCTTAGATCAGTAGATACCGAATCCAAACCCATACTACCTGCTGAAAACAATATTGGAGGTCGTGTTGCTGGAAACAAGAGCGGTGGAGGAGCTGAGAGTGATGATGACACTTCTATTACAGACGGGAGGGGGAGAGTTATAAAGTACAAAAACGGGGGTAGACCAGGTGGTTTCTTGTCCTCTAATGCTAGAGACGGATGGCCGAAAGCCCACAAGTCGTACTATCCTTTCTCAGGTAGGGATGTAACGGTCGAAGATGGTGTTACTACCGTAGAGAATCGTCAAGGCTATGACTCTGGTATGAAAGAGATGCTAGAACTGATAAGAATGGGGTCAGGGGGAAGCAGAAGACAAATAAGTTTGCCTACTGGAAGAGAGTATAAGGATACCGACCTTATGAGAACCACCACTAGATATGCTGGCGATGACTTTATTGATCAAAAATCCGCTAGATATAAGCTACATAAGGACGATAAAGCGAAAACCTTTGATCAGTATAAAGGAGTAAAAACACCTAAAGGGTCTAAATCCGTAGAGATACAAGGGGAAGATCTGAATTGGCTTCAAAGACAGTTCCCTAGATTGTTCTTGGAGAGGTACAAAACCAAAAGCAAGTACAACGACGAAGGGGAGTTGGTGAAAAAAGTTAAGGTTTCCAGGGCTGGAGGTAGAGAAGTAAAGAAATACCCTACTAGTGCAGAGCTGGATGCTATTATAGAACAAGATATAAAAGCTGCTCAGGCTCAAGACAACACAAACGCTTCAGGGGGCAGGGTGGTCAAGTATAAACACGGGGGTCGTCACGATGATCCACCAAACTACAGTCTCGGAAAGCAAGTCTTGGATTACCTCGCGGGGTATGGTCAGGCCAGACCACAAGAAAACAACAGATTCGACGCCACCCTGCAGGACATGGCGGACTTCTTCATGTCTCGCCAGGGGCAAGAGTTAGGCACAGAACCTAAACGAAGATACGTATCGGGTGAGGGCTTTGTTCCCGCCCCTTCTGAGCGGGAGGATTTTGAAAGCATGCTGGGTCGCACGATGATCACAAATGACAAGGGTGAGGCCAGGAAATACACCCGCATGATGCAGGAGTATTTAGACGAACGAGCGGAAGACGCTGAGCAAAGGTCGTTCGTGGTCCCTGGCGCTGTAGATAAAGAGACGGGGGAGAGGGTAACTAGAAGTGAGTACCTGAGGCGTCAGGAAGAAGGTAATGCATTTGATACTACGCTCTCAGCGCCGATTGTGTACAACTACTTGAGTGAGAACCCTTCAGCTAGAGGTGTGGCTGCGGAGGAGTTTTATCATGCTGTCCAAACAGCCAACAATGCAGCAAAGGGAAGTATCCTTGACGACATCACTAACAAGGGCACCTCGGAGGCGATAAATGAGCTCATGGAAATGAATTACTATAATTCCAAGTATCCCCATGGTCTGTTGCACGACGGTACAACATTTGACACCCTCAACCTATACCAGGCCAATGAGCCCCGCGATAACAGCGATAAAGGTTTTTATGATGGGGTACACCGCAAAAGCAGTGGTGAAGATGCGAGATGGGGTATGAATCTGTACTACCTGGGTGAAGATCAGGGTGAGGGTGACGCGGCCATAAATTCTGGTATTTACTTCGCTCGTGAGATGGGGATCCTGCCAGAGGGTGAGATCACGGCCCAAGACCTACCAGAGATTCTGGAGAGGTTCAAGGGATACACAGCCACACAGCCTGGAAGAACGGAGTTCGACTTAGAAAAACTCAAGGAGTGGAAGCCTGATGGAAGAAAGATTGTTAAGATCGGAAAGGATGGGAAGGTCATTCTAACCAAGTATGGTCAGAAGTGGATGCAGGATGACGAGAATAAGTTGCGGTTCAGGGAAAGAACCATGACCAAGGGTGAGGGTAAAGAGGCCAGGCTGGACAATCGTTACATGAGGATGCTGGAAGATATTATTACTGATGCCGCTAACCAACAGGGTATTTTCGATCCAACCAACATGAACCCCTCCATTGCTCGTGAAGGATATGAACGAAGCCTTAATTCTGGATACACGAAAGACTACAAGCGACGAAGTCCCGACCACCCAGCCAATAGATTCAGTAGTGGAAAGATGCCGATTGATTTGTTATTGGACATCCTTAATACTGGCGGGGGGCGTAGTAAATCATACAGAGAGCGGTCAGCCGAGATGGACTTGTTGAGAGGCAAGAGTGAAAGAGCAAGGAAAGAATATGACATAATTATGGAACAAATCTACGGTCGGCCTATAGTGACCCCACCTATATCTTTTAGTAAAGGAGGCAGGGTCAGTAATAATTAATATATTTGCACTATGGCAACACTAACAGTAACAATAAAAGAAGAGGTCGTACTGAACGGCAACGAGCACGGGTCTGAGAATATCATTGACATAGGTAATGTCGATAGTATGTTTGAGAGGCTTATAGACTGCACTGTAACAGAGGTGCCTCTGTTGTCTTTTGGGAGTACAGTAACTGGAGATACATTTGTTGACGATACTGTGAAGTACCTTCGAATTACAAATCTTGACGATACTAACTATGTTACACTTAGAGTACTTGGTGCAAGCAAAGAGTATTTCGTCGTTTTAGAACCTAAGAACTCATATGTGCTATTCAATGATGACATGGACGCCAACGCCACTGGATCTCAAACTGCATCTATCTCTTTCATTGATGAAATCAAAGCGGCAGCAAACACCGCTACATGTCAACTATCAATATTCGCAGCAGCATGAAGATAAAAAAACCCAAATACAATAAGGGCGGTAAGTTCCCTGACCTGACTGGTGACGGAAAGGTCACTAAAGCAGATATACTGAAAGGTCGTGGGGTTGGTATGAAAAAGAAGAAAAAGTAACACCAACACTTGCAAATGGGAAGTAAAGGATACTTTAATCCTAGAAAAAAAAGATTTTATGAAACTATCAAAAAATTTATCTCTCAGAGAAGCAACAAAAAGCACTACGGCTCTTCGCCACGGGATAGACAACACCCCCGACGAATACGTAATATCAAACCTGGAGACGATAGCTGAACGCATATTCCAGCCTATGCGAGATCACTTTGGGGTACCTATTGCAGTTAGCTCTGGGTATAGATGTAAAGAATTGAACACTAAGATTGGGGGGAGCCCCACTTCGCAGCATATGGTTGGGGAGGCTTTAGATCTTGATGCCCATGTATATGGAAAGATCACCAACGCCGACATATTTAAGTACATATATACTCATCTGGACTATGATCAACTCATTTGGGAGTTTGGGGATGACAAAGAGCCAGCATGGATACATGTGTCTTACAAAAAGCACGGAGAAAACAGAAACAGAACATTGAAAGCCGTCAAAGAAGACGGTAAAACCACTTATATATATATGAAATGAGACTATCATCGTCATCAGCCCAAACAGCTGCATCAGCAAAAATAGAAATCAAACCACCTGCTCTAAACGGAGTTTTAGGGACGGGTGGAACAGACACCACATATGGTACGAATGGTGAAATACCTGGTGGGACTCCAGAAAGCGGATTGTCCGACTACATATTCACTTTGGAAAGCAGTGGTGGTGGTGCTTACAGTGACCCTAATGTATATACAGATAAATCTAACGTGTGGGTTACTAACCATACAAACGTAGCCTCTGGGAGCACACCTACGTTTAGCTGGACTCCAGATGTTGCAGATATAGATGATTTCTATTCAGCAAATGAGATGCTGATTAATGGTAATGATATATACATAATTTATAGATGGGGAAGCTATAATAAAAACAACCTTGGAAATGATGCCTGGAATCAATATCTAAAAAACACTATTGATCCAGACACTGGTGAGCCTTTCGGTGAGTGGCCCCTTAGAGATGGAAACCCTGGTCCGAGTATAACAGATTTATATGACCCCGTAACTGGCCTTGCTCATATATACGGAACTGGGTACCTAACTTCTTCTCATATATTGGTTAAGTTTACTAATTGCGTAGTTGACGAGGTCGCTCAAGATATAACCTACGATTCTTTTGAGAAAAAAATACTCTATGGGGTGCAGCATCTTCACGGAAATGCTAGGACCAGTGATAAGTGGATTTTGTCTGAGAGAACGGAAACGTGGGGTAAGCCTGCTTCTTCTTATGGTGTTGACCAGATGATTGTTGTGGTTGATCTAAACAAGCCTATTTCAGAAACCAAGATATTTAACTATAGCAATCTATTTAAAGACGCGGTAGGGACTAGAATTATAGGGACCACTATCCCTATGTTTGACCATGTGACAAGAAGAGCGTTCCTGCTCTCCAGTACTCCAACCGATGTCAAAAGATCTTTAATTACTCGTAATGAGCACGGAGTCTTAAACCCTATAATTGATAGCTCAGATCAAATTACAGCCACGGGTTCATACGTTTACATTATGGGATACGACGCTAATTTTCCTAATTGGGCGAATCAAATTACCCCAAGTGGGTATTTTAATACTATAGACAGTCTAATTTGGTATAATAACGCTAAAAATGGTCAACCTTTTAAAAACGTAACGATTCCAGAAGAGTACATTGATTTTTATACAAGCGAGTATAACGGTTGGAGTCGGGCCCTTTTGAGGGTAAACTTAGATAGCGGACAGGTAGAAACTGTTCATCACACTCTTCATAAGAAAGGATCGGGGCTCGTACATCCGTTTTCCTATGATAAGTACATATTTACAATCACAATGGATCTTGGTGGTATTATGATTCATAGGTATGATTTAGAATCTGGAAGTCTTACAGTTAAGTTTCTTTGTGTTTATGAGAGTGGTCATTATAAGAATGATCAGTTTGTTACATTTAATGAGTCTGTTGACCTTGTTTCTATGTTGAATAATATTTCTGTTTCAAACATAAGTGTTTCTGCAGATAACGTGTATTCAACCCTATCACCAATATTTGGTATCATATCCGACACAAGAAGCGCAACAGACGACTTCCCTGATGGAAATAGAGCTAACATCTCCTCTCTCAAACCCCATTCCGCTGGTACAGACGGAGAGTTTATTTACGTACATTTTACTTCTATACCTCAAGTAATGAAGTTTAATTATAGCGATCTGTCATTTCACTCTTACACTGATACGGGTGCTACTGGGTCCCCAACAGACGATTATGTACAAATAGGAGATTATATTTTTGTTGGTAACGAAACGACAACACCATACAGTCTCAATTATTACCACAAAGACAACATAACCTCTGACAATGGTCAAATAACAACCATGACCCACGGTCCTTTTGGAGTCTTTCACTCAGACTTCAAGTTTTAAAGTATATATTTGCAAAAAATAAATCATGATTGATTCAACTATTATTGACACTGTCGTAGCCGTAGCAGACACTGTTGCAACTATTGACCCTGTATTGACTGATGAAGTTGCAGAGGGTGGATATACTGTAGCTTCCTTTATAGCAGAGTTCTGGTCTGAACTCGTTCTCGGCGTCCTGGCTTTTGTTAAGATTATTGTGAATCTCACCCCCACCGAAAACGACAATAAGGTATTCGGTTGGCTTGATTCACTGATAAACTTGATTATTGCCGATCGGAAGAAGAGCTAAGAGATCGGTAAAATCTCTGTACCATAAGTCTAGCCTTTTGGGTTAGGGCATACCTTACCCTGTAATTGAACTTTGTTTCTTCCCTAAAAAGGTGGTCTTCGTATGTCTGCGAAGGAGTAAGTTTATCGAAGTATTTGTGTATATACCCTTCTTTTACCAAAGGATATACAATCCTATCGGCTAGATGGTCTTTATTCATCCCGTACTCTTTAGAAGCGTAATCCAGGGTAAAGAACTCCAGGTCGTAAGCCCATAGCATAAAATACATCTCCTTTTGAAAGAGATCGTATTTAGATTGAAAGTCTAAAAGTGTGGACCTTATGTCTTTAAGGTGGTTTTGAGATATGTCCTTTTGACGTAATTTTGATACGTCACGAAACATTTTTGACTTATTTTTCATGCAATGACGAAATCTGAATTTTTAATTGAACTCTCTGAAATAGCTTCTCAAATAGACGACCTTTTCGAAAGGTACGGCAAAAGAGAGGAGATTATATCTATCATGCTCACAGGGACCGTTGAAGAGTCCGAAGATGGTGAAAAACACATACGCGCTGTGTATGGGTATAACATATACAGCGAAGAAGAGCTTGATGAAATACTTTCTTTCATAAAGGACACTTACAGTAATCCAGGTTTGGATGCGGAGCTAGGGGATTTTGATGTATTTCTAAACTAATGGACGGTCTTATAAGAAAAATCATCATAGGGCAAAACCCTAAAGACGCCATGGCGTACTACGTGGGTATGAAGGCTGGTAGGGGTGAAGTGAGTGCCATAGTATTTGACGAGCCTGCGCTTTATCACCATTCAGTAAAGAGATACAACGTATACATACAAACTGATGATGGTCAGATGATGTGGAAATGCGTAGAAGATATGCCAGTTATAGTTGAATTTGATCTTAATTTCTAATGAAAACATTTGATTTGTTTGTTGTTGAGCTGGAAAAAACCATCAACGACACAATAAAAACCGATTCGGGGCTCGAACTGTATATAGACACTAAGTTCAATGAGTTTGAGCACAGAGTTACTGAAGGCCCAGTGGTTGCTGTTCCTTTCAAGTACAACACTGGTGTAAATCCAGGGGATACTCTTTACTTTCATCACCTTGTAGTCATGAATGACGGACAAGGCCTTACAGGTTTTGAAAACCACTACCTGGTTAGGTACAACCCAGAGCACACTGTAAACAACCAGGCTATAGCGTATAAGAACAGTGAGGGCGATATAAACCTTATAGGAGGGTGGACGCTACTAAAGCCAGTTGAGGACAAAGAAGACGTAGGTGAGGCCTTTATAGAGCTTGTTTCTTTAGAAGAGTCAGACAAACTGAAAGGCGAACTAGCTTTTGAAAGTGAATACACCGATGAGCTTGGTATATCTAAGGGGGATATAGTTGGTTTTAAGAAGAATATGGACTACAGAATCACAATAGACGGTCAGGAGTACTATAGGGTTCGATCAGAAGACTTGCTTTATGCCGAGATCTAAGTTTACAACCCTGGAGGCTGCCGTTAGGCTCATGGAGAGCATGGAGACGGCTATAGACAACATGATAGAAGAAATAAAAAAGCCAGTAGATACTGAGCTCAGTGGTGCTGGTCGGAAAGCTGAGCTTTCATCTATCAAACAAACTGCACTTGATTGTAAGGAGCTTCTCATAGAAAGACAGAGGCTTGAACAAATGACAAAAGATCTAAAAAATGACGGAGAAATCAAACAAGAAAAAGACTACTCTGGAGGATTTGCAGAAAGGTTTTCAAAATAACAATCATATTTATTTTAACGATGAGTGGAATGGTGAATACGAAGACAGCTACACTGGACGAACTAGCGATAGCGGTTATAGCGTGGGCTGACGAAAGAGACCTTACTCATTCAGATAACGCCTTTAGGCAGATACTGAAGGTGATGGAGGAGGTCGGCGAGCTGTCTGGTGCCCTAGCAAAGCATCGAGAAGACGACGTCAAAGACGCTATAGGTGACGTACTCGTAACAATTATTATCTTAGCAGTTCAACTCGGTTATAGTAGCACGGAATGTCTTGCGTTGGCTTACAACGAGATAGCAGAGAGAAAGGGTAAGACCGTAGATGGAGTATTTATAAAAGATGAGAGTTAAGAGAAACTACAGAAAAGAATACGATAAGTTCCAGTCTTCTGAGGAGCAAAAGAAGAGGCGTGCTAAAAGAAACAAAGATCGCAGAGAGGCAGAAAAGAAGGGTAAGGTAAAGAAGGGGGACGGGAAGGACATACATCACGCCGCTAACGGCGCTAAAATCATAATGCCTGCATCAAAAAACAGAGGAATAGCCGAGAAGAGTCGAATACAAGGATCAAAGAGAAAGTAAACTCTCGGCGAGTATCTCCTCAAGCTTATACCTTGTAGAAAGAGTAATCGGTTACATGCGGGTTCAATCCCCGCCTCGCCGACAAATTAAATAAAATGGCAAAAGTAGATTCCACATACGAAAAGAGAAACAAAGTTTCTAGACCTGGCATTCATGCCAAAACGAAAACCTCATCCAACAAAAGATCTAAGAATTACAAAAAGATCTATAAGGGTCAAGGGAGGTGATATGGATGAAAATGTTATCAAGATTGACCCTAACGGCACAGAGGGCGAAGTTATCGAACTCGGTGGAATACATATTTGCCTACCAAAGAAACCCCCCAAAAAAGAAATCCTCTTCCACGACAAGCCGAAGGCTATGCAACTGTGGGAAAGGTCACATATGCCAGAGGAGCTGCGTAGGGTTCGCTCTATGGATGAGTGGGCAGAGATGCCAAGGGAGTTCCGTGAACGTTTCAGTCCATATATCGAGAATGAGTTTAGGCGTAGACGTGACGGCGTTTGGTTTTATAACAACGGTGTCCCTACGTACATTACAGGCAGGCACTATATGGCCTTACAATGGACGAAGTTTGATGTAGGATATCCAAACTATCTGAGCTTTCAGAGGGATATATTTTTGCATATGGCAGCATGCGAAGCTGATTCTAATTGCATAGGTCAGATATACACAAAGTGTAGAAGATCTGGATACACTAATATATGCGCTTCAGTACTGGTTGATGAGGCGACACAAGTGAAAGAAAAGCTGCTGGGTATACAGAGTAAAACTGGTAAAGATGCCCAGGAAAACATATTTATGAAGAAGGTAGTCAATATGTTTAGGAACTACCCTTTTTTCTTCAAGCCTATACAGGATGGAACTACAAACCCCAGGATGGAGCTTGCTTTTAGAGAACCTTCTAAAAAGATCACTAAAAAGAATAAGACAGCACAGGTTGGCGATGCACTAAACACGGTAATAAATTGGAAAAACACTACTAATAACGCATACGACGGTGAGAAGCTTCACTTGTTGTATCTAGACGAAGCAGGAAAATGGGAAAAACCTACAGACATAAGGGACGCCTGGAGGATTCAGAGGACATGTTTGATCGTGGGCCGAAAAATAATAGGAAAGGCTCTAGTCGGAAGCACCGTAAATCCAATGGACAAAGGTGGAAAGGAATACAAGGACCTTTGGGAGGATTCGGATCCGATGGAGAGGAATTCGAATGGGAGGACTAGATCTGGACTTTACAGGCTTTTTATACCAGCTCAAAACTCTCTAGAAGGGTTTTTTGATAAATACGGGAATCCAATAATAAACAACCCAGATAAGCCTGTAGAAGGTATTGATGGGGATGATATAGTTATTGGTGCTAAGACATACCTAAAGAACGAGAGGGAGTCATTTAAACAACAGCCATCTGAGCTTAATGAGGTCATAAGGCAGTTCCCTTTTACTACGGATGAAGCTTTTAGGGATAGTATTGAAGGTAGCTTGTTTAATATCGGTCAGATATATGAGCAAATAGATTTCAATGACAATCTCTTCCCAAACCCTGTAGTACAGGGGAATTTTGTCTGGCGAGACGGTCAAAAAGATACAGAAGTTATATTCAAACCAGATAAAACTGGTAGATTTTATGTGTCATGGCTACCACCTAAAAACCTTAGGAATAACAAAAAAGAATCCTATGGGAAGTTGATACCACCAAATGATTTGATTGGATGTGGGGGCGTAGACAGCTATGATATTGATGCTACTGTTGACGGGAGGGGATCTAAAGGTGCTTTGCATATGTACAATAAGTTTCATATGGAGCACCCTTCTAATATGTTTGTTTTAGAGTACGCTTCTCGTCCTCCTTTAGCTAAGATATTCTACGAGGATGTACTTATGGCTGCGTTTTTTTATGGGTATCCTTTGTTGATAGAGAACAACAAATACGGTATAGCTAGGTACTTTGAGGAAAGGGGATATGATGGGTACCTGTTGGACAGACCAGATCATTTGAAAGTTCCTGGATCGACATCTAACGTAAGAACCAAGGGCGTACCCTCTAACTCAGCAGATGTAATACACTCTCACGCCCAGTCTATAGAGGCATACATACACAATCACGTAGGTATAAACAGAGAGACTGGTGATAATGGTAAGATGTATTTCAATAGAACTTTAGAGGACTGGATTGGATTTAAAATTACAGACCGCACAAAGTACGACTTGACTATATCATCTGGACTCGCTTTACTTGCTGCTCAAAAAGCAAAACCAAAAGAAGCCACTAACTTCTCAGAAAAGAAGTTCTTTAGAAGATATAAACCTATAAACAGAGTTTAATATATTTGCATTTCATAGGAAATAGTATGGCAAATAAAAATTCTTCTAGTTTTCCCGATCCTTTGCTCCCCAGGGAGAAAAAAGAAATGAAGGAATATGGACTGAAGTACGCTAAGGCTATACAGTCTCAATGGGGGAATGGAAGCGACTATAATTCGCTTTTCAGAAAGAGAAGAAAGATATTCGACAGAAACAGAGACTATGCCAACGGAACTCAAGACACAACGGTATATAAGCAGATTCTTACATCTCTTGATCCTAACAATGGTGACGGGAGTCTTGTTAATCTTGATTTTACCCCTGTACCTATTCTATCGAAGTTTGCTAGGATTGTTGTCAATAAGATCCTATCTAGGGATCCATACCCAAACCTCGAAGCGGTGGATCCGCTTTCTTCTTCGGAAAAGAACAAACAGAAAAGAAGAGTAAACCTTCAAGTACAAGCAAAAGAGCAGCTAAAAAAACTAAAGGAGCAACACGGTATGGTGCTGGATATGGATCCAGACCAGATGCCAGAAAGCCTAGAAGAAGCAGAGATTCTGTTTGACACCAACATAAAAACGGATGCAGAAGTAGCCGCTCAGATAGGGACAAACATGACTCTTGAGTGGTGCAACTTCAACGACTCTACTTACAGAAGGTGCGTAAATGATATGGTTGCTCTGGGTATGGCTGTAACTAGAAGGACCAACGACCCTACTTATGGTATAAGTGTTGAGTATGTAGATCCTTGCAACTTCGTTCATAGCTATACCGAGGACCCTTCTTTTGAAGACATGATCTACGCGGGGCACGTTAAAAGAGTAACCATATCTGAACTCAAGAGACTTGCTGGCGATGAGCTTACAGAAGATGATTATAAAAAGATACAGAAACTTGCTACCAGGCATAACACCAGCGGGGGCCCATACGACTCAACGTATGACAAGATTACCGAAAAGTACAACATGGGGTACGATGAGTACATGGTTGAGATACTTGACTTTGAGTTTATGTCAACGGACACCAACTTTTTTGAAGAGAAAGAAAACCGATTCGGAAACACAAACTTCTATGACAAAGGGAGCTCCTACAAAGAGAAGACAAACAGTGTGTTTTCAAGAACCCCGCACAAGCTAGAAGTCATGAATGTATATAGCGGAACCTATATAATGGGATCCGACTATATGTTTGGATATGGGCTGAAGTCCAATATGCCAAGAAACATGCATGATATAAGTAAGACAAATATGTCTTTTTCTGTTGTGTCTACTAACATGAGGAACATGATTCCTAAGTCTATGGTCGATAGCTGTGTTGGTTTTGCTGACATGCTTCAGCTTACTCACCTTAAGATCCAGCAATCTATTGCAAAAGCAAAGCCTGATGGGTTGATTATAGACATCGAAGGTCTTGAAAACGTACAACTTGGAAAGGGTGGTGAACTCCAACCACTTGATCTTCATGATATATACGAGCAGACTGGTGTATTCTATTACAGAAGTAAAAACCCTGAAGGAGGATTTCAAAACCCACCAGTAAGAGAGATAGGAAATAGCATAAGAAATATCAATGAGCTAATCGGTTTGTATAACCATTATCTCAGAATGATTAGAGACGCAACTGGAATCAACGAAGTAATGGACGCTTCATCACCTAAGAGTGAGGCTTTGGTTGGTGTTAGAGAGCAAGCTATCGCTGCTGCTAACAACGCTATATACGATATAACAAACGCCTCCTCTATGTTGTACAAGAAAGTATGCTCGGATATTGTAAAGTGCCTTCAAATACTTCCTCAGGACTCTGTTGTAAGTAGGCTTTACGAGAACGCTATAGGTAAAAAGAATGTAGAGGTTCTTAATTCTTTTAGCCGTTTGCCTATGTACAATTTCGGGGTTACAGTTCAAAAAGAAATGGAGGATGCAGAAAAAGCATATTTGGAGCAAAACATACAGATATCACTTTCTCAAAAAGAACTAGACATAGAAGATGCTATGGCGATAAGGTCTATGAAAGACATCAATCAGGCGGAGAGATTATTGGTTCTTAGAAGAAAGAAAAGAATAGCTACGAATCAGCAGATTGCACAACAGAATATCCAAGCTCAGTCTCAGGCTCAGATACAGGCTTCTCAAGCTCAAGCTCAAATGAAAGCCCAAGAGATGCAACTAGAGTCTCAACTTTCTGCTCAAGAGCTTCAGCTTAAAAATCAACTTGAGATTCAGCTTGAGTCGGTTAAGCATGAGTTTAGAAAAGAGATCGAAACCATCAAAGCTCAAGCAACGCTTGGATTCAAAGAGGACGACAAGAACTTCAGAGAAAAGCTAGAAGTTTTGAAAGAAGAAGGTAAAGATAGGAGAATAGGTATGCAGGCTGAGAATCAAGAGAAGATGATTGAGAAGAGGAATGAACCAGAGATACAGGAAGATTCTATTGATAATTTTAATGAATTTGATTGATTATATTTGCACTTATGAAGTGTAAAAAATCTTACAAGTCTGGTGGTAAAACTCCTGCATGGACACGTAAAGAAGGGAAGGACCCTTCTGGTGGTCTAAATAAAAAGGGTGTCGCTTCATATCGCCGTGCTAATCCTGGAAGTAAACTGAAAACAGCAGTAACTACAAAACCATCTAAACTTAAGAAGGGGAGTAAAGCTGCCAACAGAAGAAAGAGTTTTTGTGCTAGGATGACTGGCATGAAAAAAAGGCTTACTTCCGCTAAGACGGCTCGTGATCCAAATTCACGAATAAACAAGTCACTTAGAAAATGGAACTGCTGATGCCTGAAAACCTTACTCACTTTGAATTTCTTGTTGTTGCTGGGGGGCTAATTGGATTTTGGTTGAAACACCAATCTGATTTTACTACTATGAAAGCTAGAGTAAAAGCTCTTGAGGGTGATAACGGGGAGCTGAAAAAAAACATAGAAACCCTCTTGAAAGAGATACAAGAGATAAAACTTCTTCTTGCTAAAAACCAAATGCAATGAAGTCTGTTAAGCGTAACAAAGGCGGAAGCTTAGATATTACGCAGAAGTCGGTTTCTGTCCCTCCTCCTAGTGGGTATCACTGGATGGAGGATCGCGGGAGATATTTTCTTATGAAGGGCGATTACAAGCCACACCCAAAAGCAGTAGAGGAGGCCAAGTTTAAGCTCGTAAACCATAGTTGATGATTGGTTTAGGACTTTCTGTATATAAAAGCCAAGGGATCTCTATCGGCGGAGGTGGATCGTCGTACACTCCGCCACTTGATAGCGTTACGGCTGCTGTTGCATATAGCGTCCGCAAGCTCAACTCTACATATACGGGGGACTGTATGCTTGTTCGCCGCGTCAGCGATGGTGCTACGCAGGATATTGGTTTTGATTCAGATGGTCTAATTGACGTTGCAGCTTTGACTGCATTCTCTGGGGGTGTTGAGCTCACGGTTAAAGTTTGGTACGACCAAGCGGGTGGGGGCTTCGACCTTGAGCAGTCCAACGATGCATATTTGCCTACCATTTATGACGGCACTTCCGTTACTACAAGCACTAGCGGCAAGCCTTGCGTTCGCATTGTTCGAGTCTCGAACAACGGTCCAGGAGAGTGGTTGCAAACCGACCCCGTTAGTCTTTCTACAGCGGGTGATATGGACGTATTCCTTGTTTTTCATGGTCCTTTTGCGAGTGGTGGCGACCGTTATTTTTGGAATAGTCAAGCGGGTCCGACCACGAGCGGCGCTCGGTGGGGTATTGCGTACAACACTAATACTTATGTTCAACAGCCAGGACTAGCCGTACCTAAACAATTACTTTCCACGCCTATCCCCGACAACCTTCAGTTTATCTTGAACGCTCAGTACAACCCAAGCGGGAATATCAACACTTTGGAAGGTAACGGGGTTGAGTTTGGTACTTACACTTCAAGTACCACTTACCGCACAGACCCATACAATGTTACTTTGGGTGCACGGACGGGCGGACTTGAGGGATACAATAGTTTCGACATCTCCGAGATTATTCACCTCCCTACATATAACGCTTCTGAAAACGCAAGTCTTGGGCTCAACATCAACTCTTATTATGAGTTCACGAACTGGACACCGACCTCTGGATTCTTGGCTGACTATACTGGTGCGGCTGCTGCGTACTCTGTCAGGCAGCTAAGTAACAACGCTATCAAGTGTATGCGTGTGCGTAGGGCTGTTCCTCCTTATGACGAGCAAGACATCGGATTTACTGCGGGCGGAGACTTGGACGAGGCGTCTATCGTAGCCTTCGGGGGTTCAGATGAACTTCGGGTCTCGGCTTGGTATGACCAAAGTGGACAGTCAAACCACGCTACTCAGATTAATCCAAACTCTCAGCCTAAGATATACAACGGTACGGCTGTGATTACTGACAACGGGAAGCCTGCTCTCGACATTCGTACCCCTAATACAACCACCCCCGTAAGGCTTGATTTGTCTGTTCCTACGTTAGCACAACCCTTGACATTTGCTATTACGCAAAACATGGGAACAAATAGCCCATATCGAGCGACTATTTCAACACCAGCTAATACGTTAGCCCTGCTTAGCTATGGTGGGAATCAAATTATGTTGTCTCCAACTCAGGTTCAGGGAACTGTTGATTTAACTCAGCAAAGAGAAATAACTGCTATTTATGACAGTCCAAGTTCAAGCCTATTTGTTGATGGCAATACAATCCTTAGTAATGTAAACACAGGGACTAACGGCCTATCAAGTAACAGCTTGGTGATAGGTGGAACTCAGGCAACCCAATATTGGCTGGGAGGAGGTACTATACAAGAATACATCCTGTGGAATTCAAACCAAGACAGCGCAGGCAACCGCACAGCCATCGAGACCAACATCAACAGTTACTTCCAGATTTATCCTTAAAAATATATTATATTATGGCAAAAGTTTACCTACCCGTTGACGCTATACCTGATGGTATGACTAGTGAAGAGCATGCAGTAGCTATCAATAAAGAGTGCTGGAATCTGTATCGCCCCGCGAGCATTCAAGACCCTAACGATATTACATCTCAGTTGTTCCCAATGTCAACTAGAGAGAGCGATGGGGTCGTGGCTATAGTTGCGGAGTCTGACGAACAAGTATACATAAGCCCTGAAGTAGATCTTACAGTACTTCTAAGTATCCTACCAAACGTTACAGACGAAGAGAAGACTATGCTTACCGCATATATAGAGTCCAACAAAGGCGGTTATGTCCCGTTTTACACGCTTGTACCACCTTCTTCTGAACAGCTCACCGAAGAAGAAGCTATTGCAGCAGGATGGCCTGATCCAAATTCCGATATAGAACCATGATTGGTTTAGGGCTTTCTGTATATAAAAGTAAAATTAGCTCTACTGGAGGTGGAGGTGGATCGTCGTACACTCCACCTTTGGATGCTTACCCTGCTACGGCTGCGTACTCGGTGCGGAAGTTAAGCTCTACGTATAGCGGGGATGCGCTTCGCGTGCGGCGTACCGTATCTCCGTTTGACGAA